ATGAAGGAACTTGGAATTAGAGCTCAATATGTAAAGCCATACACTATTACTACAAAGGATTCTGATTTCAGCAGTAAGCTGGAAAACATTCTAAATGGACAGTTTAACCCTATTGCACCAAATGCAGTATGGTGTACAGATATTACATATATTTGGACTGATGCAGGTTTTGTATACCTTGCAAGTATTATGGATTTATACTCACGAAAAATTATAGCATGGACACTTTCAAAAACTTTAGAGGTTTCTTGTGTTATTGATACTATTAATAAAGCTAAGAAAAACAGAAAGCCTGTGAATCCAGTCATCATACACAGCGACAGGGGCAGGCAGTATGTGTCAAAAGAATATAGAAAAGCTGCTTCAAAAATGGTACTTAGTTATTCTAAAAAAGCATATCCATGGGATAATGCCTGTATTGAATCCTTCCACGCAATTATAAAACGTGAGTGGATAAATCGCTTTAGAATTAAAAATTACCGCCATGCATATATTCTTGTATTTGAATACATTGAAACATTTTATAATACTGTAAGAATTCAGAGCCACTGCAATTATATGTCACCAAACGAGTTTGAAAAAGTATATAAAAAGACTATAAAATTTGATGGACCAATTGCAAGTTAAAGTTATAGCATTATTTAGAATTTTCCCATTTTAATTTGTGCTTTTTCTTGACATAGTACCAGAACCTAAAATAGTTAAAAAATATGAAACAGTCTGCAGTGAACTTGATAAAAAAGTTATAGGTCTATATGCAAGAGGCATGTCTGTGGATGATATAAAATCGGAAATAGATGAGCTTTACGGGGTGGATATATCTCCGGCGATGATATCCAAAATTACAGATAAAGTTATGGATACAGCTTTGGCATGGCAAAATAGGATACTTGATCCAATGTATCCTATAGTATATATGGATGCTTTATATTTTAAAGTCAGGGAGGAACACAGAATTGTAAATAGAGCTGCCTATGTTTGCATGGCACTTGATGTAAAAGATCATAAAGATATACTGGGTATATGGATTGGTGAACAAGAAGGAGCAAAATACTGGCTGTCTGTATGTAACGATCTTAAAAACAGGGGTGTTAAAGATATTTTAATAGCATGCATGGATGGGCTTAAAGGGCTCCCAGATGCAATTAAAGTAGTTTTCCCTGAAGTTAACATACAGAATTGTATAATACACCAGATAAGAAATTCCATAAAGTATATACCGTCGAAAAATATCAAGGCTTTCATGAAAGATTTAAAAGAAGTATATAAAGCAGTTAATGAAACAATGGCAAGCCAGGCATTACAATCACTGGAGGATAAATGGGGAGATAAATATCCCATAGTTGTACAGTCATGGCAAAATAACTGGGAAAACCTATCTACTTATTTTGATTTTCCACAGGAGATAAGGAAAATAATATATACCACCAATGCGTTGGAGGGTTTCAACAGACAGCTTAGGAAATTTACTAAAGTAAGGACAGTATTTCCTACGGGCGAATCTCTTTTAAAAGCTCTACACCTGGCGACAGAGCAAATAATGTTGAAATGGACATTGCCTCGCCCGAACTGGGGTAATACACTTGCCCAATTGACTATAATGTTTAAAGATAGAATAAAACCATATATATAAATATAAAACTTGTACTATTTTGTATAAAAATGAATAATAATAGTATTATTGCAAACAATACTATTACCAGAAAGTTATAACACACTATTATTAGTTATTCCCTAAAAAATAAAAATTACTACAGGAGCATAATCCTATAGCAATTTCCAAATAAATTTTGTCCCATCATTCTATTTTACACAAATCTATGAACGCCCTCTATGTAGGTGTTTCTTTTTATATTATTTTTTTACAAACGATAATTAAAAATTTATCTATAATGGACTTTTAACATAACAGTTTTTGTTTATACTCAGTTTAACATATATTTATGTTATCTATTTATTTCTAAAATAAATCTTAAAAGCATCTTGTATACTTATATTTTCTTTATCCGCCTTTTCCTTAAGCAATTCATAAATCTCAATATCTTCATTTTTGAATACTATATCAATTTTTCTTTCCTGTTCACCTGCAATATGTAAATACCCCTCTGGGTGTGCATAATAACAGTTTTTACACATATCTTTATCTTTATCCACCCAATTTTCACAATGTTCACAAGCCCAAGATTTCGCTCTATTTCCACTTGGACACAGCAACATAAAATTTTGCAGATTATTTTCATCTTGCTCCCCTAATATCTCATAAGGTATGCGATGATCCACTTGAAGCTGATTTTCTGGATATTCTTCTCCATATAAAAAGCAAATACTCCCATACTGCTCTATTAATTGCTGCTTTAGTCTGTTTGAAAGTTGTGTCCTTCCTGCTGTCTTACTAAGTAAGTTTTGTTTCTTATACTCCTCCCAATCACCAAAACGATAAGCTCCTATGCTTTTTCCACTTCGATCTTTAATCTTAAATGTTTCAAGTGGTATTCCCAATTCACGAACATCTCTTGCAGCTCTAGGTGCATGTTCATACCCTGCATCTTTCAAATCTTCTGTACTACAAAATCCTTTTTCTAATATAGTATCTATTACACACCTAGCACGTTTATTTGTTACTGAATTAAGCTTAGTAATAAAATCATCTGGTATATTTTCCATATTATATTTCATCCCCCATATCATATTAATTCAATTGTTTTATTTATTTCACACAGCTTGTCTATTAGCAAAAAACTATTATTCTTCCGAATAATAGAAAGTTTTAACAATATATAAATTTCTTATCACCTTGAATACCTATTACAAAACGAAATATCAATAACGACTTTTTAATACATTTACATTGTTTTGTTATACTTCATATATCAAACTTATCTTTATATAATTAATTTTAGTTGCTCAGCTCTATTTTCATAAACACATTTTAAATTTTTACTTAAATATAGTGACTCATAAGTGATTTCTTTTTTACCTAATAATGTTGACTGGGCGGATTTACCTGCATTTATAAATATATGAGTAAGTTCCAAATAATCTGGTAAATCTTTGCCGTGTTTTTTTTCTCCCGTCATGCCATCATAACTTATTATAAAATCAACATTTTTGTCATTTAATAATTTAAGTGCATTAACGAATTCTTCATAATCAACACCTTGATAATATCTATTATCAGATGTATTGCTTGTTCCTTGATATGGCGGATCCATATAAACCAAATCTTCCGGTTGAGCTTTAAGTACTATTTCTCTATAATCTAGGTTATAGACTTCAGTCCTATTATTGAGTAAATTTGATATTTGTATCGCATTGTTTCTAATTAATTCTGGTCTAGTTCCATTTCTTCTCTTATCACAAGATTGATTCATTTGTCCATTATTATTGTATCTTACCGCCCCTTTTACTACTCTCGCTAACATAAACAACATTAATGCTGGTTCACTTTTTTCATTAAATTTCTCACGCATTTTGTAAAAATAATCTATGTTATTAGTTCCTTCTACAAATTGTCCATTCCATATTTCTTCGTATTGTCTATATAATACCTCTGGTTGCTTTATGCATAATTCTAACATTTCAACAAGTGGTTTGTTTATATCATTTAAAATAAATTTTTCAACCTTATTTTGCTGAGCAGCTAAAATACTAACAGCAGCAGTTCCGCAAAAAGGTTCAATTAATCTGTTTATTTTTTTAGGAAAATAACTTAAAATTTCAGAAGCAATATTACGTTTGCTTCCTTGATACTGTACAAGATGGGGTGTTGCCATAATAATCTCCTTCCTTGCTCCAATAATATTATATCAGACATGTCTTCATTTGTATAAAATTTTCATAAATCTATTCCTTAAATTCTATTTCATCAATTAACCAATACTTATCATTTTCACTATTTTTTTCTTCGTGCAATTGTATTTCTGCAATAATCATTTTTTCTAAATCTGCTTCAAATTCATTAATTAAATACATGTTATTTCTAGTTAAACCCCAATTTTTATATAACCAAGCAACTATTAGAGATTTAAAATTATTGCTTAATTTTATAGATACATTAAATTCCTTTCCTATCGCTTCTGCCATTTCTATAAAATAGCTAATTATTTTGTTAATGTTTTTATTGTCAATTTGGTTTTCTATTTTATCACATGAAATATCTATCATTTTTCATTCTCCTTCTAAGTATTAATAGTACTATTAATCACTCTGTTTATTTTAAAAGTCAAGTAAAAACAAGAATTCCTGAACATTGTCATAAGCTGAGTTACATTACATTTATTTGCTTTACCTCTACTACTAATACTACCTCTATGAAAAATAGACGGAACTTTAACATATGTAATATAACTCCACAGTTATATTGTTGCTTATTACAGCTCCTATTAAACATATAGTATTCATTGAATATATTATATACTATTTATTATTCATATATCAATTTTAATAGGCCCTATTATAAATTCCTTTTTATACTAGTATACCTTCTACGCAAAACCTATACATTAACGCAAATGTCCTTAGTTCTGCGTAAAAGTAAGCCCCCCTAACAAAAAATCCCCCCAAACTAAGTCTGAGGGAACATAAAAACACACTATTAAATTTTAATTAAAATCCTTCAAAGCCTTTGAAATCAGCCTATCTCTTCACTATCCTCACCACAGTCTCCACGTGCATGAAAATGTTATAAAAGGTGAGTAGGAAACATCAACTACGTAGTATAAATCCTATTGATACAAACTGCAAACTACTTCCTAATTTTTTTTAGTCTTCTTTCCATAACCATAATTTGATTCATATAATCTTTTTCTTCATTGGACATATTACCTTTTTGCATCATTTTATCAATATATCTTTCATAATCATCAATTAATTTTTCATATCTAACCTTATCACTTTTAAATACATTTGCTTGTTTCAAAAATTCGTCTGCTTGTTTAAGCAACTTTTTTTCATATTCATGTGATGCTTGAGCGTATCCATCTTTTTTTCCATCATACTTTCCTACATTATATATATGACTAATTACAGGAGTATCTTCTAACAAGTCTTCCTTTATCTTTTCTTTTATTCCATCTACAACTCCATTTTCTACAATCTTTTGTGCCATATCAATTGCGTTATATTCAGGAATTAGTATTTTCTTTAAAAATCTTTCAAATCCCATTTTATCCTCCAACTTTAAAAGTTATACTCTTCGCCTTGAATTAATTTATTAAAACCTCCAAATACAAACTCTTCTTTTACTTCTCTAATAAATTTACTATCAGATAATAATCTATAAATAGTTACTATCAATCCACCAATATCTAATTTCTTTAATGCACTTTCATTGCCTAAATAAACACTTACGGCTACATATATAATGTTACTTGCTGAAGCAATTACATTTGAATAACTTAAAATTTTTCTAGTCTTCACCCCATATACTGACCATGAATCATATTTACTTTTATCGTAAAATAGACCATGTATCATTGCTACTATTGAATTAATTAATGCCGCATAAGAAGCTTGCTTTCCAACATTTAAAGCATTACCCATATCTAATCCATAATCGGCTAAATGCCGTGAAAATTCTGGCGATATTGATGAAATAATTGGCAAAGGCAATCCAGCGAATGTATTTACGTCAGACTTTAAATGTATTGCTTCCTTTATTAACGCAGTAGCAACAGCAGCTCTACCTTCATTTCCTGAAAAGAATCTTTCTTTTGTATAGTAAATAACTTTACTTGTTTCTGCTTTATTAATTATTTTATCTCTAGCATCACCTCGCACTGTTTGACCCGTTTTGATATGATAAGATTGAAAATCCCATGTAGTCATTGTGCTTGTAACAATATTCATTGTTCCAAATATCCATCCTAATACAGGATCATGCCCCAATGTTTTAGACCTATGGGTAAATCCACCACCAATCCCCAAATCAAAATCTCTACTTCCAAAGTTAGTGTCAAACGGAACAGGATTTGTTATAATTTCATCTAATGATGGCTTATACCATCTATGTGCCCTATTAGAATGTTCCTCATAGTTTCCTTTCACATTCTTAGCTCCAATTTTATCATCTACTCTTTCATTAAATTGAGTAATTAAATATTGTCGTATACATTGTAATGCTGTAGCAAAAAATAGGAACTTTACATCTAGACCATTAAGACCTGTTTGCCTTTTAAACTCAAAATCTAAATTGTTAATTATCTCCTTTGAATTATGTGCTACTTCAGCTACCCTAAATGACTCATAAGATATAGTGTCCATATTCTTTAGTGTTTTATCTGACCTACTGCTGATTTCTTTTCTTCTTTTACGTAACTCATCTATATCCATAAATTATTCTCTCGCCTCATTTTTTAAACTTTACTTATTCTAATATTTTTTTCGCTATACCATGATGATGGGTGTGTGCCTTTTATACATATAATTTTTTTGTTTTTACTATATTCATTAATTGATTCCTGAGTTATTTCATTCAAAGTTGTTTTTTTATAGTTATTATTTACAGTTTCTTCATTACCACAAACATTTTCTAAATATTCCTTATTTATAACTGTTTTAGTTCCTGGAGGTGCTAATACATCCTTTTTGTGAGATCCCTTGGTACATAAATTTATAATAATATCGGGATTGTATTTCTCTAGTCTGCCTATAAAATTTTTATTAAATTCCTTGCATATCCACAACTTCAACCACATTCTATCTCTAAACACATCAGTTTCAGTTCCTAAACTACACTGATATTGAATAGCATTAGTTAGAATTATATGGTATTTCCCGTCAGGTAAATATCCCTGTATTTTCTCTTCAAAATACTTATCAAGATTACAACCAGTAATTCCAAGTGCTGGAGCAGGTGCAATACTACATTTTGTTTTATTAAATTCATCAATATGAGGACTTTCTAAAACTATTACTATTATTTTATCTCCTGTACTTTTTATCAATTTTATGGCTTCATCTGTTAAAATAATTTTGCTACTATTTATGTTTCGTAGATGCTTGCAAAACCATAACTCACTAGTAGTGTTGTTTTTATTAACATAAAGAGTCCCTACATAATTATCTTCACATAAATCGAAACTTGTATTACTTAAATCACTACTTAATTCAATAGCTACCTCCTTAAAAACTTTTATCACTTTTTCTATTTCTTTATTATTATATTTTTTCATAAATCTTAACATCCTCTGTCTTAAATAAGCTTTTTGTCAGATTATATATCTATAAAAAATATTATTCTAACCACTCTATATCTATTATAGCAATTTGCATAAACATCTATTGTCTATGTAAATAAATATCTTTTCTGCTTCAATTTAAACATAATTATACATGATTTTACATCCTTGTAACATTAATTTAGTTCATCAAATTTATATATTATTCTACAACACCAAAAAGCTATTACAGTAAATATTTTACCACTCACCGTAGTAGCCCCAATCGCCTCTAATCACATTATCTCCTTTATACTAACACCACTTTTGTAAATAAATTCAACCTCCACCAAACTTATTATTTTTATCTTCTCAACAATTTGTGTGAAAAGCTCTCTATCAAAATCCTTAATAATATCTTGTCTGTCTCTTAAAATTCTTTCAATTTCTTTTACTTTCTGAATACTCTTTTTCTTTATTAAGTCTGTATTATCAAACCTTACCTTCTTTTCTTTCAACTGTTTTATTTCTTCTTCAAGCCTTTCATATTCCTCATCATAAATCTGATTATCCAAACTACTTCTTACATTTAGTCTTACTAGATTCATCATCTGCTCATTCAATTCTTCCAGCCTTTCATTTATTATTTTAAGTTCACTTTTATCTTCTTTACTTTCTGATACCCTATTTATATTTTCCATCATAGTTTTAATAAAAGCTTCCTTATTTTCAATGATTTTATTTATAGATCTTACAAATGCAGCTTTTAGTTTTTCTTCAGATACAGCTTTCATGCTGCAAGCTTTTAAACCATTATCAATATGATTGGCACAAAGCCACACATATTTTTTATATTTTTCACCTGGTCCCCACATTTTTCTTCTGAATTTACTACCGCAGTTGCCGCATATTATCCTTCCTGAAAAGGCATATTTATTAGTATATCTACTTTTTGTTTTCTCTGAATATCCTATAAGTGATGCCCTTCTCTTTATTTCTTCCTGAACCCTTTGAAACATTTCTTTTGGTATTATTGCCGGATGGCTGTCTTCAACGTAATACTGCTGGACTTCACCTTTATTTTTTACCCTTTTATGTGTTAGGAAATCTGTAGTTATAGTTTTTTGAAGCAGCGCATCTCCAGAATACTTCTCATTTCTTAATATCTTCTGAATCGTTGAATCATGCCACTTTCTTCCCCCTGCGCCTGTCAAAATATTATCTTTTTCAAGGTCTTTTCCTATAGCTCTTATACCTTTTCCTCCAAGATATTCTTTATATATACGCCTGACTATTTTAGCCTGTTCCTCATTTATAATAAGCTCACCATTTTCATCTTTATCATAGCCTAAAAATCTTTTATGGTTAACTCTTACTTTTCCCTGCTGAAATCTTCTAACTATACCCCATCTACTGTTTTCCGAAATATTCCTTGATTCATCCTGTGCAAGGGAAGATAGAATAGTAAGTAAAACCTCTCCTTTTGAATCCAGTGTATCAATATTTTCTTTTTCAAAATACACCCCTATTCCTTTATCTTTTAAAAGCCTTACATATTTAAGACAATCGAGTGTATTACGGGCAAATCTTGAAATTGATTTTGTAATTATCATATCAAACTTACCTGCAAGTGCCTCATCAATCATTCTTTTAAATTCTGTCCTGTGTTTTGTATTTGTACCAGTTATACCTTCATCAGCAAAAATTCCTGCAAACTCATATTCCGGCTTGCCTCTAATATAGCTTTCATAATAAGTCACCTGAGCTTCATAACTTGTGAGCTGCTCATCAGTATCCGTACTTACCCTACAGTAAGCACATACTCTTTTCTTCTTCTTATCTTCAATACCATTTATCACCTGTACCTGTTTTGCAGGTATCACAGAAACCTTTGGCATAAAATTCCCCCCTTTACTGCAATCCTTTAATGCCTTTCCTTTTTGTAAATTCTTCTTCAACCACCATTCCATTCTTAAAGTGAAATTCCAGATGGGTGGGTGTTATAGCTACAATATTTTCTATTAGATTCTCAAATATATCATCATCGAACTCTGTAATAATGCCATCTCTACCTTCTATAAACTTTTTAATCCTTTTATTTCTTTCTAAAAGCTTTTTATATTTTTCATCATCATAACTTAATGAATTTTTTCTATTTTTTAATTCCTGAAGCGTATCTTTTAAGTTTCTATACTTTCTATCGAATGTACTTTCTTCTAGTTCACCTTTTATCTGCTTTCTTACGAGTTCTTTAATTTTTCTGCTAATGTTCTCAATCTCTCTATCTACTCTTAATACATCTTCACATTTTTCATTTCGCTTTAAAACTTTTTCTATATTTTCAGCAAACCTTTTAAAGAAATCTTCTTTAGCTTCATAAATTCTATTAAATACTCTGACAAATACAGCTTTTAGAGTAATATCATCAACTGCTTTCATACTGCAGGAACTTTTTCCTTCATTAATATATGTCCTACACTGCCATACTATCTGCTTTGCCTTTGCTTTGCTATTCCAGGTTCTTCTACTAAAAGATGCTCCACAATTTCCACATATTATTTTTCCGCTAAAAGCGTACCTATTCTGATACTTATCTCTATCTTCAGGTAAATTTCCATATTTTAAAGCTTTCTTTTTTCTTATATTTTGAGCTTTTAAAAAATCTTCTTTTGATATTATTGCTTCATGGTGTTCCTTAACCTCATATTTTGGGGCTTCACCTTTATTTTTTTTTCTCTTTCCAGTTAAATAATCAACAGTTATAGTCTTTTGAAGTACTGCATCTCCACAGTATTTTTCATTTTGTAGAATATATTTTATTGCACTTTCATTCCACACTCTATTTCCTGTTACAGTTTTGATATTATCTTTTTCAAGTCCAGATTTTATTTTTTTTAAACTTCTGCCATTTAAATATTCCCTGTAAATTCTTTTTACTATTTTGGCTTCCTCACTATTTACAGTAAGCTGCTTTTCATTATTTAAGTCATACCCTAAAAATCTCTTAGTTGTAATATAAACCTTCCCCTCTCTAAATCTTTTCTGAATACCCCATTTTACATTTTCTGAAATATTTCTCGATTCATCCTGTGCAATAGAACTCAAAATACTTAAAACAAGTTCACTATCCGCACCTAATGTATTTATATTTTCTCTTTCAAAATACACACCTACACCAATATTTTTAAGGTGTCTTACTACATCAATACAATCTGCTGAATTTCTTGCAAACCTTGATATGCTCTTCGTCATTATCAAATCAACTTTTCCTAATTCACAAGCTCTAATCATTCTATTAAATTCTGTCCTTTTAAGCATTCCTGTACCTGAAATTCCTTCATCTGCAAAAACTCCAGCATACTCCCATTCTGATTTATTCTTTATATGCCTTTCATAATAGGAAATTTGTGTTTCTAACGATTCAGATTGCTTTAAGCTTCCAGTACTTACCCTGCAGTAGGCACATACTCTTGTCTTCCTCAAAAATTGTCCATTATCAGGAAATGATAAATTTCTCGCTGCAATTGAAATTATCTTTTTCAATATAAAGCCTTCTTTCATCAGTGCTATATGTTAGCTCTACTCCTGCCTCAAAGCAAGTAATTTAAATTGTGCAAACATATAATAAAAGTGAAAAAATTAAGAGCTTGAACTGTTATAGTCCAAGCTCTTAATTTTATTTGTTAAATGATTTTTTATTTTCTATATCTATATTTATAAACTCATCTTCTGTTATAAGTTTTTCTTTTAAAAGTTCTTTTAGTATTGATTTACTGACTAGATATTCTACTGAATTATTTTCAACAGTAAACATTCACACCACCTCTTAAAGACTTTCTTTATTAGTAGGATCATTAAAAATTCCAAAGGCAGTAAGTACTGCAAATATAAGTGTTGTCAATTCCTTGTAACTTTCTTCTGTAAGTCCTATAGGTGCTAAAAGTCCATATGTCTTCAAAATAAAAAGCAGTAGGGCTGCCGCAGCTACCCATGCTGCTTTACTTTTAAATCTGTTTTGTTTTTGGCTGCTGTCATTTACAGTCTTATTATCATTCTGTGTTTGATTGTTATTTTCCACTCTAATCCTTCCCCTCTATTTAATATAATCTGCACATACGAAACCACCATGGTCACCAAAATATATGCTCCACCAGTTTCCAACTTTTACATCAAGTCTTATCCTTTGGCCCCTTTCAAGCTGTCCTATTACTTTATAATTAGTCCCTGCACCACTTCTTACATTAAGTACACTTGCTGTTACAGTTCCATAGGTTAAATTGCTCTTATTTTTTACTTGGCTAGATGAACTGGAAGAGAGTCTACTTTTGAAGTTCCTCCATCTTTCCCAGTTGTTATGGCTCATACTTTCCGGACATATCTTTCTGCTGGCATCATAATGCCTTACAACTCTATCAATAGATATGCTGTATTTTTGCATAAGGAATTTTACTAAATCTACTGTATTGCTTACAGCCTTTTCATAGTTACAGTCAGAATTTACACAAATTTCAACTCCAATAGAATTATGATTTGTTATACCATACCTTCCTCTACCATCTCCACAGTGCCATGCGGCATTATAATCTTCAACCAATTGAACTATTTCTTTATCATCTACAAAATAATGTGCTGATGACTGTCTATCTCCTCCATTAAAATATCTATAGTGTGCTTCTGCATCTGCACCTCTATCAGTATTTGCAGTGTCATGAACAACAATATATTTAATGTCATTTCCGGATGAAAAGTTAAATTTGATAAATCTCTTTATTATTGGCAACATAAGCTTTTACCTCCCTAGTTTAATATTTTTGATATTATAAATATTGCTATCTGGGTGACTACAACTAATATTATTGTTTTTGTGGTGTCATCCCATTTCTTGCCTGGTTTATCTTCTACTACTTTTATCCTGGCAGACAGCTCTTTCATATCAATTTTAAGATCTTCTATAATTGCATTGCCCGGCGGATGCCTTTCAAAACTATCTATTTTATCCGCTATTACTTTTACGCTATCTTTTATTTCATTTAAAATATTAAATATCATAGATACCCTTTCTTCATTTTTATCCCCCTGCCTTTCTAATGCTCCCACCCTATCTTGAAGTTTTAAAGTAGTATCATAAACCTTTTTCTCTGATTCCTTTAAATCTTTTTCTAAATCTTCCATCTTATTTTTTAGATTTTCAATTTGAATGCAATCTTTACAGTTCTTATCCTCCAATTTTTCACCTTCTTTCCTTCAAAAAATAAAAAAAGACATCCTATATTAAAGATATCTAATACTCCTAGTGAGCTGGCATATCCAGTGGATATACATAATCACAAGTAAAATCATATTGAATTTTCATAGTATTTGTTGGTGTTTTGGTTATTGCTTCAGGTAGGAGAGTATGTGCTGAAGCCGGAACAATATACTGCTGCTTTAATTCTCCATAACTTCTATCACTGTACGTGAATATAGTAGAAGTATCCTCATCCCAAACAATGCTTTCATAATCTGTAGAGCTAAAATCTGATATACCATAAACTGCCGCATCATTATTTAATTGCAGACAAATTCCATAATTTATTATCGCCCACAATTTATTGCCTGGTATTTTAGTCAAAGTAATACCACCAGAATTTCCTGCATATATCTGCGTTTTATCAGCAAAAGTACCGTCTTTATTATACTTTGCAATACAACTCTTATAATTGGAATTTGAATCGGATGAATCAGTACATCCATTATAAGTTATATAAACATAATTTTCATTTACTGCTATATCATAATAATGCACACCAGAAACAAGATCTCCCGGAATAGTAGCACTCTTTGAATAGGATTCTACTACAGCAAAATCTTTATCAAGCTTTTTAAAAGATCCATCACTTATAAGTATCCAGAAGTTTGTACCATCATAGGCTACAGCCTTTGCTGCTGCGGAAAGAGTTATATTATCCTTCTTAGTTCCAGTTACTTTGTCATATACATATACAGTTGTTGAATTGATTTTCAATACATAAAGATTAGTTTCATCCGTACATAAATTGTAATCAGATAAATAGTTTCCGCTGCTTCCTACCTCTAATGTTTTTTTAGTATACATTGAATTTATTCTAGGACTTTGTGCACTGCTATCAATTCCATTTCCACCTGTCCAGTATATACTTTTAAAAGTTCCATTGGCTGAATTGGTTGGAAAATCTATTACATAATGCCTCGTGCTAGTAGACCTTGTTGTTTCAGAACTATTTATGCTTCCCCTTAAATTATCACTGCCGCTATAAGGGTACACGCTGTCTGCATATCCTACAATACTTCCCCAGGTCCAGTAATCATAAGGATCTTCTGCTATATCTCCTGTAGTTAGAACCATTATCCTAAATGGATACGTTGTGTATATATTCCTAAGTATATCATTGATATTATTATCCAGCATCGGATAGTAAAATCCGTCAAGATAAGCCATATTCCCAAATACAGCAGATATCCTGTTTTCACTTTTGGCTTCATAGGTCTGTTTTCCTGTAAGTGAATCGTAAAGCTTAACTGTTGCAATTCCTGTATAAGGCATTATAAGTTTTTTCTTTAATATTTCTATTTTAGTATCTTTTATTAGGTCTTTGCTGTAAGCTAAACTCTGTTTATAGGGCATAGGATTTCTCCTCTCTCTTAGTTTTTATGTTAAAAAGTTTTTTATAAATATTCGAAACAAAAAGCCTATATCATTAGATATTGGCTTTAATCACATATTTTTTCAGTTGCAACTAAAAAATTCAGCTACTAACATCACCTTTAGAAATGTTATAATTATTCAAGTATAGTATCTTTTGTTATCCTTACTGCATCATAATACTCATCACACTGCAAAGCTCCTCTATTGAGTAAAATATTGTAAAAACTAGGCACCATGTTAACTATAAATAGTTTATAATTATATTTTTCCCCCAATTTAAATATTTTTGATATTATTTTTTTACCTATTCCTTGATGCTTCATAAAATCAGGTAAAAAAATATTAGGAATAAGGATTTCATTAAGTTCAGGATTTACATTTATTATTAGCATTTTAGCATTAGATACTTTTCTATTATTTGATTTATCTTTATTTAAAACTTCATTTTCAATATCAATTCCAAACATTTTAGCAATATAATCATATGATTCTTGATATTCACCTCTCATTTCCAATATGTTATCATTATTAATTAAAATATGAAAATCGAACAATTCTTTTTCATATATTTTTTTATATGGTTCCAAAAAACATATTAATTCCTTTTCAATTTCTTTTAATAATTCCATGATTATAAACACCCTTTCCAAACTCCATAAGTTAATTCCAGAATTACATACTTACACCTATAAATCAGACTTTTTTATAATTTTCTTTTCTCATCATTTGGTTATATAGTTAGCTATACTTTTCCTACATTTATTTTTAATATAAATATCATTCCTTTATTATTCATAGTCTTTTAACATAAACTTCATGTCTTCAGTTAAATCATGCCATCTTTCTTCATCAAAAGCACCTTCTTCATATATTGTATCTTCTTCATTCAATGTAAAAATTTCATCACACTTATTGCAAATATATTCGTTAACCATTTCCCCATATTCATCTTGAATTATATTATTAATTTCTATATAATTACATCTTTCACAGTTTGGACAACATACATCTCTATATTTCATTGCATTTAAATCAATTATTTTTTGTGACATATATAATACATCCTTCCCTTTATTAAATTAAGACATTATTTTCTCTATATATTTCTAGTGTTTGTTTTAATTCACTAATAAAATCCAATTGTCTATCTATATAGTATAAATATTGTTCATTATTTATATTTAATTGTTGCATTAATATGTCTCCAGTAGTTTCAAGTAAACTATAAACTAAACTACTATGATTAAAAATATAGTTTATAAATTGTATTCTTCCATAATGTGTTGAATAGTTACGAGCACTCCTAAAATTTAAAATATGAGGAACATCTCTTTTATCAATGAGATTTTTTTCCTTTAATTTTTTTATTACCTTGTCATAGTTCTTATCTGTAGCTCCATCTTTTTTTTTACTTATTATTCTTTTCCAACAATCTAATGCATAACAAATTCTTTCATATATGTCATTTGTAAATCCCCATACTGAATACGCAAACTTAATCATTTCATTTTCAAAACTTGAATATGGATTTAATCTGTAATTATAAAAATTTATGTTTGTATATGTTTCTATTAAATTATTATAGTCAAATATATAACTATTAATTAAGTTCCAAAAATTATTTTTAATAAATACTATATTAGCCAAATTTTCTTCAATTGTATCTGGTTTGTATTTTTTCATTTTATTTTCCCCCACATTATATATTCATACAATTCTTTATTTTTGGATTTCAACACATAACGAATGTACTAAATATTTTATTGCTACTTTATCGCCATTATAAATTTCCATAGGTGTCATAGGTATTCTTGATAAAACTTCTTTCGATACTATTTTTTTACTTATATTTACATATTCTTGTATTTTATCTTTACTACAATTAAAGCATGGAAGATATTCAGAAAAATCAATACTCCCTACTTGAGTTATTGCAGGAATATCTTGGCCATTTTTCGTAACAGTTGCAATAATTTTAGGCTGTAAGTATGCGCTAAATATTGGATTTCCTAATAATATCTCTAATGCTGTCTTACTAACATTTTCTAGACATACATAACATATATTTTCAATGTTCTTTTTACGTTCCTTATCAATGTAACCCATTCTCTCACTTTCATAGAGATCATTAATATGCCATATCAAAACATATATATATGGTAGTTCTATTTCATATTTTAAAGTAAATTTATTATAAAAATCATACTGTTCCCAATATTTTTCTTTTAAGTATTTTCTAACTATATTTTGATCTATAATATATCGCATATAATCATAAATACTTTCATTTCTTTCAAATATACCATCATACTTTAATGCTGCATTTAAAAGCCTTTCTGAAAACTTACCAAGATATTTAGTTAAATCATCAGTAATGCTTTTTTCAACATTGAGTTTATTCAATTCATTAGCTATCTCATCACATTTTCTATCTATACTTTCTTTAAATGTAACTTGAAATTTCTCTATACTTTTTAGCCATTGTTGTTTATAAAATTCTACATTGCCCTTAATGTCATCTATTGAGTTTGACTTTAAAAAATTTGAAATATTTTTATTAATCCAAATTACCCAAATAGTAACAATCAAATTAAAATTTTTAGTATTCGTTGCCATTGAAAATGCTTCTCTTTCTTGTTCTATATTTTCTCTAATAATCTTCTGAGATATAATTAAAAAGTCTTCTAGATTTTTCATTGGCTTATTGAATCTATAAGATTTTCTTTTCTTAATCTCATCACATAGTCCTAACTCTACAATCAAAGCTTCTTTCAATATTTGTGAAAAATTAAAATTTTGTTTTTTAGCTAATTCATCTATCCACTCGGGGATCGTTAATGTTTTTCTCACATATTTCTCATCTTTTGTTCTATAAAAAGGTAACCATATATTTAAAAAAACAATTTGCTCGTTTTTAAGGATTTTAATTGATTCTATTTTTTTTGGATTCGGTATAGTAATTTTTTTTTGTTCATACTCTAGCAAAATATTTGAAAGTATAATTTTACATTCTGTAATAAAATCATCCTTCTCTTCATATCTTCTTTCTCGAATATCAAAATCAATAAATCTTACAATTAATTCCTTGCCATCTTTTCTTATGCCAATAGGAAATATATAATCTTGTTCCATTATTTCCACCTCCTTCTTAGATTATACAGTATGCATTCAATGCAGTCAATATATAAAATTTATATTTATTTTTGTTTTTAATAGTATTAAATACGTTATATTTATTGTTACTGTATTTAATTATAGATAAATCTGTAATATTTTAAGAATTAAGCCCCCTAAAACTTTCTCAATATTTTTTACTTATTTATATATCATTAAAGTTAACTCTAATCTGTTTTAACTTTAAAACATCTGTACTTGCTGTGATTTCCATATACCAAGCAAATCTTATCTTTTTATTTGAAAGGTCAAGAGCTGTCCATTGTGCTTCAGTAATTCCTTGAAACACTGCAGCAGACATCCCTTTACTTTTTACATCCTGCATATTTGTTATATCTACTAATGTCCATGAACTTCCATTCCACGCTTTCCATGAAACTCCACTATCCGTACTTACTATAAAAACTATAATTCCGCTGCCTGTATTATCTAAAGTTACTACTGCATTCATGATATCTTTTATATATGCCTCACTAAATAAAATATCATCCTTCATATTAACTATTACAGGTTTAGGTTTAATTACCTGAGTTATTCTTGGTGCGGGCAATTCATCTGAAGGTGACCATATTTTTAAGATTGGAGAAGCAGCTATTATGCCAGTTCTTTCTTTGTGATATATATCATCACCATAAGTTTTAAATTCATCTGATGTTAGTGGTACTTCTGAAACCTTAACATAACTTGAAGATGCAGCATCCCAGTGTTTAATATCATTTCCATCTACTATAAGATACTTTATATCAGTCTGAATATAGGAACCTTCTTTGATGTCATATGCTTTTCCTTGATCCTGATGCGGAATAAAAGCATAAGATTTATTATTTTCAAGAGTTAAAGCAGTAGTTCCTAATGCAGGATTTTCAAAAGAATTTGTGCCTGTATTAGGTATCTTTTCAATAACAAGCACCATGGCATTATCATTAAATAATATAAGCTCCCATACTAAATTAAGAGTTCCCCAGGTGCTGTAACTTTGGTGACCTTCCCACCTTATCCTAAACGTAGGTTTATCATTTACTGTTTCTTTAGCATAATAAATATTATCTGCTCCTGCATCCCTTCTATTTATTTTAAGCTGCTCACTTGAACCAGTAAATCCAACCCACGAATTGCCGTTACTATTAATAGTAGTTCTGCAATTTATCCCATTATAGAAAAAATCAAAACCTATGTCTGGAAACTTAACTGTAGTATCATCATTATGGGAACTTACTGAAGTCATGCCGCTGCTTCCTTTTGGGGAAACTATATTTGTACTATATACACCCATATCATTTTACCTCCAGTTTTTCAATACTCGCAAACTTACTACTGTCAAGCAGCTGAAAACTATACATCTTTCCTGCATCTATACTTTCATTAACTGCTGTACCATCATAAACTGTTTTAAAATAAAGTCCATCACCATCTAAAATTAAAACATTATCATCTATTGAATATTTGTATTTATACTGTGAAGTAAAATATGAAATTTCACCTAGCTTTTTAATTGAAATTTCATGATTTGTATTCATCTGCTTACCACTGATAATTGCTGCTGTATCTGCTTTTTTGTGAACACTTAAGACTGAAGTCAAGGGATTCTGCAATTCCGTTTTTACATAATTACTCTTTACTCTACTCAAATATAAGCTATTTATATTTACAAGTTTCAGTTTCTCAAAACATTCTGCGTGTGGATGCTCTGCACTTAAACCTCCTTGAAGATTTCTTCCATCAATCATGCATTGGAGATTGAACATAGGTATATTTACCGTACCTGCATCTACTTTTAGAAACACCGCTATATAATGCGCTCCTTGCTGAACTTGTGGAATTCCAAGAGGTATACCTATAACATTATCTCCCTGCTGTAATTTCTGTTTTGGTGCAAATGGAATATCCTTATTATCTAACTGAATTTCTATTGTTATTGTACACGAATTGGTGGCTGTGCAGTACATAGTAAAGTTCATAGATAGATTTGTATCTGCAACTGCTGTTATTCCTAAATATACAGGTTCAATTGATGCTGTACCTACAGCTAAAGCTGCTGGATTTGCATAATAAAGCATTGAGCTAAAGGATTCAGCTACTTTGTTTCCAAGTTCATCTAATGTAGTCTTAATATTTGCTGTATCAAGCTGCTTTAATATGCTATCTTTTGGCTGTCCAAGTTCAACTTTAATATTTATGCAATTTAAAATGTCCTTCGTTACCTTAATTACAGGCACTTTTACATCAATATTAAAATCTTTATGCCTTACTATAACTGAATCTCCAACATTAACTGTTTGAAGATGTTTATATTTCTCATATTCTTTTGTTTTACTGAGTTCAATAAAATCCACATCAATATTTACCCTGCTTAAACCTATTACGCTTGCAGCTTCTTTTGCAAGTGCTCTTAAAGTAACTTCATCTCCAGCATCTTTAAATTCAACCTTTTTTATAATAGGAAATGGTGGATACGCATCACTATTCCAGTTGGGAACACTAATATATTTTTCAGTAAGTTTTATACCATTTTTTCCTACAGGATAAAGCTTGGTTACAACACTAGTAGTATCTATATTAAATTTTAGGCCAGCTATATTTTTACCCTGTGCAATCAATACTCCTGCATCTTTTCCTATAGCTTTTAATATTTTAATATCAAAGTTATCTCTTTTTAGTTCGCCGCAGCCCCATATATTAATTATTGAAAATATGACTTCTACAGGATTCTTTTCTTCAACATCAATTGTATTTGCAGTTATAATATCACTGTCTGCTGTATATATGGTTATCAAATCTCCTACTAAAGATTTCTCCAAAGCTGTTTTCACACTGCAGTTTTCAGCCTTCATATTTTCTATAAAATAATAGGAAAGATCATAGAAGATATGCTTTGCCCATACCTTAATTACATTTTTACCATCACTGCTTTTCTCTACCTTATATATTCTAAAAAGCTGACCCTCTGCCTTGATAACATTCCATTCAACCAGATACTTTGATTTTTTAGAATTAGCAGGATACTCTAGTTCTAAGGAATAATCTCCATTTAGTTCTTCTGTAATATAACAGCTTATGGATTCACTTAAGATCCCAAAACCATTGTTATCAAAGTTTTCTTTAGTAGTTTTCTTATCGTAGATACATATCATTACAACCACCGCCAGTTTGGTAAAAGCTCAACTTTAGTAACATTTCCACCCCATTCTATAATATTTTCACCGGGCTTCATTTTTAAAAATTCACCTGACATATTTCCATTTAAATTGTTTCCGGCATCATCATAGCAGTCCTGTATGACTGAATCTACTATGATTTTTTCAGATACACCTTTAAGACTTATCTGCTGCTGATTTATTTTAAAAACTATATCACCAGAACCATAAATGCTTATTACAGGCTCACTTTCAATAGTTCCTGGATTAGTTACTTTTGCACCTGAAGTATTTATAGGCTCTATATTATTCTCTACTGCATATTTAAAAGGTCTGCAGTTAAATATTATAGGGAACTCACTAAAATATCTGTAAACTTGTTTAAAATCAATAGAATTTACAACTTGAGCAATGTATTTCTTATCCTCTTGAAAACTGAATATCAAATCACTTTCACCTGCTTCAAAAAGCCAGACTTTTATATCATCAATTTTATCTGCAATATTTTCTCTATCTTTTACTGAACATTCAACAGTTAATGTTATATCATCATAGGTCTTTTCATCAAATCTTAAATTAGAATTTCTTCCGGGAATATTTATTGTACTTACTCTGCGTTTAGGAGAAGGGATAACTGGTCTTTGAGATATTAAAATGCCATAATCATCATAACTACTCTTGCCAGCAAAGTTAAAACTAAGCACACTAAACTCCTCCCTTCCCCATAGAAATTTTCTTCCTGTAAAATTCTAATTCATAAGCAAGCTGTTCTATATCTTTTTCAGTGTAATTATTAAAATTCTCTATGTGCAAAGTAAGCCCGTTTTTATTACTTATGCTGTCTCTCTCTTTTATGTTATTATTATAGGGTACCGCCAGTTCTGTCATATTAGAATTTATTTTCATATCTAAGGACAATCCATTTACAGCTTCAGCAACAATGTGTTTGCTCTTATTTATTCCTTCAGCTAAACCTGACATAAAATCCGGCATCCATTTTTCATAGTCAGCAAGTGGTCCTTCATCCGGAACTGAAAAATGAAGATAACTTCTTATTTTAGCTGCTAATGCACTTACTGCATCTTCAACTCTACCTACAGCAGACCATATACCGTTTACAATTCCATTTACAAAGTCTACTCCATAGTTCCATGCCCTCCCTGGCAAACTTGCCAGATAATTTAATGCATTATTAATACCACTTTCTATGGAACTTCTTACACTTCCTATAGTACTATTTACTCCATCCTTCATTCTTGTGAACATACTTGAGCCATAACTATAAAGCTTGCCCGGAAGTTCTGAAAACCAAGTTAAAATAGAATTCCATATGTTAAGTACTGTTTCTTTTATGTTATTACAAAGGTTTATTACAGTTTCCTTCAATTTAGTCCAGGCACTTACAGCTGTGTTTTTTATAGTTTCCCATATATTCGTTAGTGCTGTTTTTATATTATTCCATATGTGTTCTATATCTGATTTTAATTTTGTAAAATTTCCTGTAACTATATCAAGAATTATAAGTACAGCACCTAAAACAATATTTTTTATAATATCCCAGGTATTTTTAAATACGGTCTTATAAAAATTTAAGGCTGGCTCTAAAAAGCTCTTTATACTATTAAGGCCATTACTTATAGTGCTTTTTAAGTTTTCCCAGGCAGTTAATGTTGAAGTTTTTACATTCTCCCAGGCAGTACTTATAGATGTTTTAATTCCTTGAAAAACATTTGTAAGTTTAAGCCATAAATCATTTGCCCCCTGTTTAATAGTGTCCCAGTGCTTATAAATTTCATATCCAGCAAGTACGGCTATTCCTATACCAATTACCCATGGATTAAAAATTGTGCCTAAAATTTTTGACATTCCTCCGAGATTAGCAATAGCAGTTGATACTGTACCAAATGCTTTTGATATGTTACCTATTGCAGCTATTAAATTACCTATGCTAACTAATACCGGTCCAATTACTATTGCTATTCCAGCCATAACTAAAGCAAATTGCTGCCCTGCTGGACTTAACTGTGAAAACTTATTAGCCAGCCCTGTTATACCGTCAGCTATTACCTTAATATGTGGTGCCAAGCTCTGCTCTATCTTTATTCCAGCAGTTTCAAGTGATCCTTTCATCTGCTCAATAGAACCTTTAAGATTGTTCTGCATAGTACCGGCCATTTTCTTTGCGGCACCATCACTTGCTTTAAAACTATTGGTAAGATCATCTAATTGTTTAGGACCGGCTTGTATCAGAGTAAGCATACCTGACATGGTTTCCTGTCCAAATATAGTTGCTATGGCATTTTGTTTTTCTTCATCTGAAAGTCCTTTCATGCTGTTTTGTAAATTGGCCACTATTTGTGACAATGAGAACATCTTACCTTGATCATCAAAAGCATGGAAACCAAGCTTTTCCATTAATGTAGCTGCTTCTTTTGATGGACTTGCAAGTCTAGTTAATGCCCCCCTTAAAGTAGTTCCTGCTGTTTCACCTTTAATACCGGCGTTACTCATTACACCTATGGCTGCACTTACTTCTTCTATGCTTAACCCAAGTGCATGTGCTGGGGGTGCTGCATACTTTAAGGCTGAACCCATATCCGATATTCCAGCATTTGTAGCACTAGCTGCCTGTGCCAGTACATCTGATACATGCCCCGCCTGACTCGCTTCAAGTCCAAAACCTCTAAGTGCAGAAGCTGCAACATCAGAAGCTTCTGATATTTCTACACCTCCCGCCGCGGCTAAATCAAGCATTCCCGGCATAGCTTCCATAATTTCATTTGTATTAAAACCTGCTGAAGCCAAATTTTCCATACCTTCTGCTGCCTGACCTGCTGAAAATGCAGTATCCGCACCAAGCTTCAATGCAAGATCGTTTAATTTTTTAAAGTCACTTCCAGTAGCACCGCTTATAGCACTAACTCTACTCATTTCTGCTTCAAAATCCATTCCTGTTTTTACAGCAGCAGTACCTATCCCAATTAAAGGTGTAGTTATTCCTAGTGTCAACTTTTGACCTACACCGGATATTGATTGGCCTATTGGCTTTATCTTATTTCCAAGGGTATCAAAATTTTTTCCAAGAGTACCCCACTTGCTGCTTTGCAGTTCTATTTCTTTGTTTGCCTTAGAAAGTTCATTTTCCATCTGTGAGAGAGCCTGTTTCGCCTTATTCAATTTTATCTCAAGGTCTTGTGTTGCTTTACTGTCTTTTCCTTTTGTCTCAGCACTTTTAGTATAAGCTTGTTCTAACGTACTTACTTTTTGCTTTTGAAGTTCCATTTGTTTAGAAAGGCTTTCTGATTTTAATTTAAGTCCTTCAAGTCCTTTTGCGTTTTCTCCAAGAGCTGCGGTGTTAGCTTTAAACTCGCTATCAAGAACTCTAAGATTTCTATTAATACTGCTTATACCATTTTGAAATCCACTCGAATCAAGTCCTATTTTTACAGCTAAACTTCCAAGTTCTTCTGCCACTCTCTCACCTTCTTTACAATATATTTAAGACAGCATCCAAATTTTGCTTATATTTCTTATTTGCTCTGTAAATTAAAATGTCAAAGTAATAAAATATATCCATTTCATCAACATCATTTAGTGTCCATCCCTGTTCTAAAAGCTTAGAATAAATCTCCTTTATAAAATCAAGCGGAGACAGCTTTTCATCACTACCTCCGCTTACTTGTTTGGGAATTCCTTTAACTTATTTCCTAAGTTTCCTACTATACCATTTATACTATTATTGAGAGTTTCTATAAGTTTATCTGCATCAAGTCCATCATAAAAACTATCTCTGGTAAACTTATTACCATATAGGTCTACTATAAAATCCACAAGCCCATCTAAGTCTTTTGTTTTCATGTTATTAAAATCTATATTTTCATTAATTTCAATAGCTTTTCTAAGCATCCTTGTCTTAACTTTAGGCATTACATAAGTTTTATTGTTCAATACTATCTCCATGAATTTTAACCCCCATAAATTAACCTGCAGTATATGCTGATGTTGAACTTAATACTAATCCTGCTGGTCTATTATTTTCTGTATCTGCCTTTACCCTTACCTGTACTTTTCCTACAGCATAGCTGCTATTTCCAACACTTTGTGGATTTGCTGTTGCTGCTGACCATGTTGCTCCACCATCTGTGCTGTATTCATAATCTGATGCTTTATCATATCCGCTAACATTAGTCCATCCAAAAGTATTAGCTGTATCATCCTGTACTGGATTAGTTGGTGCCGCTGGTATACTTATTGGTTTATACACACTACCAAACCATACAGCTCCACCTGTAAATCCACTATCTTCGTCAGCTGTATATTTCCACTTACCATCTGTTCTTGTAACAAATGTACCTTTAATTTTAGGTGTCTGGAATTTTGTTTTATCTTCCTGTGATGAATGTTCTTCTTCCGGTTCACTAAATTTACCTTTAAGAAGCCATACATATCTATACTTTCCATTAGCTTTTTTAATTTTAAAACCTACAGCAACATATGGTGCTGAATCTTGAACATCTGAACACATTACTTTAGTTGCTGAATCGATCTTGTGTCCTAAAAGTTCTGCCTGTACTTCAAGAGGTAGATCCTGCGTCTCAATTTCTACATCTATCTCACCTAATGATGTAGCTGTTTCTACAGCTCTATTATCAGCATATAACGTATCTGAATTACTCTTTGGATTTATCTTTACATTTATTGCTGGTGAAATTAAAGCTGGTTTATCATAAACTGCAGTTACTTCATCTGTTAAAACAGCATAAACTAAATTTTCTACTCCTATAGGAGCACTATTTACTATTCCTGACATAACTTACTGCCTCCCTTCCATATGAATAAAAAATCTTATTGCTTTGTGATATATTTTAGTATCACTTTCAAATAAATCAGCCGCAGAAGTTCTCATAAACCCTGCAGCTTTCATAGCATTTTTTACTTTTTCTACAAGCTCTGTATAATCATTTTTGCTCCATACATCTACCTGAATATAAAAACCTGTAGCTTTTTCTTCATTATCAGCATACTCCTCTCCCTGTTCTAAATAATTAAAAAATGTTATATAGGTATTTTCTTTACCTTTGTATTTCTGAAATGAAACAGGTACTTTAAGAGGTTTTAAAGCTTCTACTACTAATTTGTTTATCACTTTAATCCTTCCTTTAGAGTTTCAGCTATAATTTCTTTTATGGTATTTTTATTCTTCTCATAAGCAGGCTGGAGGAAAGGATGAGCTGCTCTCTTACTAGTTCCAAATTCCACAAATTTCCCATAGAAAGCTTCTGAATTATCCCCTTTATCTACACCTACAAAAATATATTTTATTCCCTCTTTCTTTTTTACATTAGTTATTTTAAGACCTTTTTTAAGTTTCCCAGTCCTCACAGGAACATTTGCTTTTGCATCTTCAAGTAAGGGTTCTGCCGCATTTTTTAATGCTTTATTTTCAAGTCTTCCTACATTTGAACCTATTTGTTGGAGCCTATTTAATATTTCATCAATACCTGTAAGTTCTATATTAGCCACTATTCTCAACCTCCAAAACTTTTATTTCTACATATTTGTTCCTATATTTAATATTATCTATGAAAGTTATATTGTACTGCTTGTTTTCAAATAGTATTCTCATATCATCTGTTATACCCTTTAAATATCTTATAGTGAACTTAACAGTTTTCTCTGCTTGCACAGCTGCAGCTGCAAAATATTCTCTTCCAATCAAATTTGATACCGCCGCCCAAACAGTTGAATAATCCTCCCATACCTCAACTTCAAATCCATTTTCATTTGTAGTTGTTGTAAGTTTTTGAAAGGTTATTTTGTGTTTCAATTCCTCAGTTCTCATACTGGTATAACTCTATTCATACTCAATAATGAATTCCTTGCTTCTTCAATTTTTGTTCTTTCATCAGGCTTATAATCGTCATAGAGAAGCCTCATGTGAAGGATCATTGCCCATTTAACTGTTTCAGGTACATTCTCTGGTTTGTCCCCAAAGCCCGCTGTAAATCTAATCCTTACAGCATTAACAGTTTGTAATGCTATTGTTGGCCATAATTTACAGTATCCAAGTACAATTCTATTAACAAAACTATCTGTATCAACAATATAATTACTTGAATCAAATATATACTCCTGTCCACCTGCATCATAGTATTTTACACTTTCTACACTTTGAACTGGTGAACAGTTTTTAAATGAAATACAATTATCCTCCGGGAAATAATCCCGCACCATTTCTAAAGTTTGAGTAATATACTTTCTGTTTTGAAAGTCCTCACAAAATTCTCTAGCCTGCTTGATCATGCTGAGTAAAATAATATCATCATCATTTCCGATTACTCTTAAATGCTGTTTTGCTTCCTCCAAAGTTATAGGTTCAGCTGCTGGTGGTATTATAATTTTTAAAGCCATAAAATCACCCCAAAAACAAAAGAGCCTAGATGGCTCCCAAAATCTAATTAACTAATGTCTAATTTTTTAATCCTCAGCATATTTGTTTTCCAATATAAATTCACCACTTGCAAAGTTTGTAGCCTGTGAACTGGCTACAATTCTCACATTTAAACAAGTAAAACCATTATTTATATCAAGTTTAGCTGGATCAATATGAAATATCACCTGTTTATTCTTTGCTGTATTTGCTACAGTATAGCTTACTCCATCTGCTTGCCTTACAAGTGTGTCACCTATTGAAACATCTTCATTTACAAGTACAGGAACATCATTTGCTAAAGGCTTTGCACCAGTTCCTTCTATATCTTGTGCCTGGTATAAAGAAATTTGTGTTGTGTGCCCAACTGTTTGAGCTAAATTCACAACCACTGTTGCTGTAATAGCATTCTTTAAAGTTATATAATTACTTGTTATTGCAGCATTTGTTGTTTTAGGTTCAAATGCCTGTACTAATTTATATTTTTCAATTAATGCCATGATAAATTTCCTCCTTAAATAGTAAAGACAGCACTAAGGCTGCCTCTAATTTGTTACTATGTTATTTTAAAATAAACTTGCTAATATAATACATATTAAATTATACAGTTCTTTATATGGTTTTTTACATAATCACTTTGTATAATATTATTTAACAAATCACCTGTGAAATATTGGTTGAATACTTTCCTTATATCATTCTCTTCTTGTAAAGATTGAGGATCAAATTCAACTGCTCCTATATATTTTTTAATCGAACGCCATTCCTCTAAGCTTAAATCATTTCCATAAAAATTTACAACATGATCTAAAAATAAATCATAATAATCTTTCGATGTACAGTTTCTTATTCCTGCTTTAGTTTCAACACTTTCTACACTAAAATGTTCACATCTGCACCAATAAAATCCATCTTTAGAATCATCAATTTGCTTTTTTTCAAGCATTGATGATTCCAACCTTATAATTTCTTTGTTCCTCGGACGATATAGATATTTATATTGAAATTTATGATCTCCATCTTTATCCAATCTTTTTAATACAAATGTCGTATTAACCTTTTGATCATCAAAATACCCATAAATCCCATAAGCTAAAAATTGCGAGCTAATCTTTGTTGCATTTGCACCAACTGATGCATCCTCCATAGCTGCCATTACATCAAAACCTTTTATTGGACTAAAATATAAGTGATTCTTTTTAAACTTATCCTCAATATCATTTACAATTTGTAAACTTCCCACAGATTATCCCCCCTTAACTCAAATAAAGTTAAATTAGTCTCTATTGCAAATTAATTATACTCCACATTTGTAATAATGTCCCACCAAATTGTAATATTATTTACTTATATACTATAAATTTCAAAATATTTATTATTAACTTATCTATCTCCCAAAGTAACAAAAGGACTTAAAGCATTAGCCCCCTTATAAGGTGTAATAGGCTTATTTCTATAAGGAGCACCATTAAACTTATAGATAAATCTAAACACCTGCTCATCGTATAAAAATCTTACATGTATGGACACATCTGCTGTTGGTGCTTTTTTATCTATTCCTATATACTGCGTAGGATCTGCAAGTATGATGTCTCCTTTTTTACCAAGCACAGAACACTGCTCTATAGGAATTATTGGTCTATTTAAAAGAGTGCTGTACTGTGAACTTGAAGCCCCTCCAGAAGGTAAAAATACTGGTGCTCCTCCTGTTCCTATATTAAGTGCCATAGTATAAAGCTGTGGTTCTATTTCTTGATTAATATACCACACAGTATTTGCTCTAAGCCTTGCAGGCACCGAGCTCCACATTTTAAGTATATTTTCATACTTTATAGTTCCCGCAGCTTGATTTGATTCTTTTGGTACTGATACAAGTGCATCTGAATTAAGTATTCCAAGTGGCATCCCCACACCAGTACCATTTATAATTGCATCATCAATTTTAAAACTCATTTCATCTGCATAGGCCTGCTTTACTATTGCTTCAAGAGCTGTCGCATCCTGGAGCAGGTCATCTGTGACATAGCAAAGTGCCAGCAGTTTCTGCAGTGCCATATCAATTTCTCTAAATTTAGGTTTTGACTTTGTAACAGTTTCTGCTTCAGCTATCCAGTAAGCTTGAACACCGCCCCATCTGCTTCCATTTGCTCTGCTAGTTTCATCAATACCAAGAGTTCTTAGTCTATTTGTATTTGCGCCAATTGGAATCATTCTTATTCTGTTTGCAACCTGGCTTTCTGACATCATAACATCAAACATATCCTGTATAAAATCATTTTCCAGCATAAATCCACCTTCAGAACTTACACTTTCATTTAAACCGGAAGCTGAATTTTGATATACAAGCCTGTTGTCCATTCTTCCCCCAGGTGAAGATGCCTTTGCCACCGCTTGAAGAAATTCTCCCATGCCGCCTTTCCATTTCTTCTCATTAGGGTTTTTAGGTTTAGCATATATAGGTTCATTGACTGGTGTCTTATTAAGCTTTTCTCTTTCTTTTAGCTTATCTTCCGCCTCTATTGTTTTTTCAAGATTTTTAATTTCTACCTCTAAATCATCATATAACTTTTGCTCCTCTTCATTCATTGCTCTTGCTGCATCAATTGCCCCTTGTACTATAGCTGCTTGTGAGTCAAGTTTTTGTTTTAATATTTCTTTTAAACTCATATATTAAATCTCCTCTCATGAATTTCATTTAGTTTTTTGTATAAATCTATTGGAACTTGCTTTTCAATTTGGGCTGCTATTTTTTTATTATTTACGAGCTCTTCTTTAGGTTTGTTAGTCATACTTTCACTTGGAATTGACTCTTTAAACTGAATTTTACTTACTTGAAGATTTTTATATTTAGTAATATCAACCTCTAATCCATTGATATCAAATATTCTATTATTCAACGAAGCTGCTACTTGTTTTTCTTCTTCAATTTCATCTGCAAAGCCAAATTCTACTGCTTCTTCTGCTGTCATCCAAGTTTCTGCATCCAGCAGTTCAACTATCTTTTCTTTTTCCATTCCTGTTTTGTCCTCATACACTGAAATCATGCTTTCTCTTACTTTATCCAGATCATCAGCTAATTTTCTAAAATCATTTGCATTACCCATACCAAAAGACCAAGGATTGTGCACCATAAGCATTGAGTTTTTAGGCATTTTAACGTTATCTCCTGCCATAGCAATTATTGAAGCTATACTTGCTGCAAGTCCATCTACATAAACATTAACTGTTGCACTATGCCTTTTTAGCATTGAATATATCGCCTGTCCTGCAAACACATCACCGCCGCCACTGTTTATATAAACATTTAAAGTTTTAATATCTCCAAGTGAATCTAATTCTTCCTTAAAATTTTTAGGTGTAATTTCATCTCCCCACCAGGTAGAATCACTTATATCTCCATATAAAAGCAGTTCCCCTTCATTACTATTTTCTTTTGCATTAAATGTCCAGAACTTCTTAGTTTTACTCACGTTTCTCACCATCCTTTGAAATCATTTCATATATTTGCTCTGCCACCTCTTTGTTCTTATTTTGTGTATAAATAGAATCTGCTTCACTCATATTTAAAGGCTGTAAATATATATCTCCATTTTCAATTGGATCCATGTTTTCAAGTCTTCTTATATCATTTACACTAAGCCATCCCCACTGTCTGCCCTGTGCATAAGCTGAGGCTCTTGTCTGTGCATCTCCTCTTAAAAGTGCATCTACCTTGAACTCGAAGTATCTATTTTTTCTTTTTGATTCATTTGAAAGCAGCTGCAAATTCAAATTTTCTTCCCATCTTTTAAACCAGGGGAGCATTGTATAAACAATAAACTCTAGGCTCTGGTGTTCTATGTTATTGTTGGTTGATCTTGTTAAATCCTGTACCAAATGAAGTGGTATTCTAAATATCCTGCATACATCTTCTATCCTAAATCTCTTGGATTCTAAAAACTGTGCATCAGTAAGTTTCATAGTAACTTCTTTAAATTGACCTCCACCCTCAAGTATCATTGGTACTCCTGCATTGGAAAGTCCCGTATAATTTTTCTTTATGTCCTTTTTTAATCTCTTAAAAGCTTCGTCTCCTAGTTCATTAGGATACTGAAATATTCCACTTGTTGATGCTCTATTAAGATAAAAATTTCTTTCAAACTTGTCTTGGGATAATCCAATATCAATAGTTAATGCAGCATAAGTTAGAGGTGTTACCCCTATATAACCATCCAAAGTTAAACCCGGAATATGCAATATTTCATCTCTTGTTTTCGGCTCAGTTTTACCATCAATAAAATAAAGAAGCCTTCCTGTGTCTTTATCTATATCAATCCTTACTCTATTCCATAAAATAGGTCTAAGTTCTAATAAATCACCATGAAGATTAAATACCTTTTGAACTATAAAGTTTCCACCCAAATTCATATTACTCATTCCTGTTTCCTTAAACTGACCCGGTGTCATTTCTGGATTTGGTGTATAATGCATTAGCTGATATTCTGGAGCATCTGTGATTTGGACTCTATTACCTTTACTGTCTTTCTCATATAAAAATATAGGACAACTAGCAAGAGTTTCTGAAAGCACCCTATTACAAGCAAAAACTGCTGTAAAACTCATAGCTGTATTAGCATCTATGGTTGAATTATCTGCTGTAGGAACATCTTCGCCAGCTAAAAAATCCTGAGAATATTTCTGCAGAACTTCAAACAATGCATTCTGTGGAGTAAGAAAAATCTTACATCTATCTATAAATTTCAAAACATCACTTCCTAATCAAGTAAACTTCTCATTCCTCTTTTTTCATAAACTGATTCTTTAGATTCATGTCTTATTGCCCTATCAAGAGCCATTATTAAAGCCACAGCGCCATCAATTTTTTCTGTGCTTTTTTCTTTATCAGGCTTTATATTTCCGGCTGGATCTGTTCTTACAAATATGTTATCCATCATCCAACTTAATACAGGATGTCCCCCATGAGCTATTTCCTGTTCTAAAGTAATTTTCATAAGCTCCTTTGTAGGCGGACTCATATCTTTATAGCCTTGTCCAAAAGGAATTACAATAAAACCCAAACCGTCTAAGTTTTGAACCATTTGTACTGCTCCCCAGCGGTCAAAGGCTATTTCTTTTATGTTAAATTGTGTACCAAGCTCCTCAATAAAGCTTTCAATAAAACCATAGTGTATGACATTTCCTTCTGTAGTTTTAAGAAAGCCCTGCTTCTTCCATACATCATAAGGAACATGATCTCTTTTTACCCTAAGTTCCAAATTATCTTCCGGTATCCAGAAAAAAGGTAAAACATAATATTTATCATCCTCAGTTATTGGTGGAAAGACTAAAACAAAGGCAGTAATATCATTTGTACTTGAAAGATCCAAGCCGCCATAGCATTCTCTACCCTTAAGTTTTTCAATATTAACTTCAAAAGAGCACTTGTTCCAAACATCCATAGGCATCCATCTTACAGATTGTTTAACCCATTGATTAAGTCTAAGCTGCCTGAATATATTTTCTTCAGCTGGATTTTCTTTTGCACTATTAAAAGCATTCCTAACTTTTTCTATGTCAATGGTATGTCCCAGTGATGGATTAGCTTTATACCAATTCTCCTCTAAGCTCCAATCATCCTCATCTTTAATTCCATATATCACAGGATAAAAAGTTTTATCAATTTTCTTACCTCTTAAAATGTCTTCTGCCTTTTGATGTACCTCATAACATATAGAATTTCTATCTGTTCCAGCGGTTGTAATTAAAAAGAACAGCGGCTGCATTCTTGCATCACCACTGCCCTTTGTCATAACATCATATAATTCTCTATTAGGCTGTGCATGTAACTCATCAAAAATTACTCCATGAACATTAAGTCCATGTTTACTAAATGCCTCTGAAGATAAAACTTGATAAAAGCTTCCAAGAGGCATATACACTAATCTCTTTTGAGATATTACAGGCTTTATTCTTTTTTTAAGCGCCTGACATTGGTCAACCATATCTACTGCCACATCAAATACAATAGATGCCTGCTGCCTGTCTGCGGCACAGCCATAAACTTCAGCTCCCCATTCATTATCTGCACAGGTAAGATAAAGAGCTATAGCCGCGGCAATTTCACTTTTTCCATTTTTCTTTGGGATCTCTACATAGGCTGTATTGTATTTTCTATAGCCATTATCCTTAACTGTTCCAAATATATCTTTAATAATTTTATCCTGCCAGGGTAATAAATCAAAAGGAACTCCATGCCACACACCTTTTGTGTGCTTTAAATTATTTATGAACTTTACTACTTTTTCAGCTTTCTTTTCGTCAAACATTTTCACACCATCCTTAGAATATCTTCCATAGGATCATCAGTTTTACCTGTTTCTGCACCTACTCTAATCCTAGTACGGGATGATGGTGTTAATCCAAATTCAGAACAAAAGTTTTTCATAATTTTAAGATAGGTCTGAGCAATAGAAACCTGCGGTACCTGTTGAATATATCCTGATGGTGTTTTAAAAATAGTACCATGCTTTGTTAAAAACTCTTCTGCTTCCTTCCATCTTGCATAAGCTTGGCAGTATCCGGCAAAAGCAGCTGCATCTACTTTTGTAAGTACCCCTATTTTCTCTAATGTCTTTGTCATCCTTCTCCATTCTTTTTTAGCTTCTGGTTCAAGCCATGACGGACATTTTGGAGCTTTCTTTTCGGGTTTTGGTTCGTTCATATTTAAAGGTCTTTTCCCTGGATTTCCTTCAAGAACCTTTAGAGCTGTTGGTTTTGGTTTTCTTCCTCTTGTCGCCATGGTTTCACCTCCATTTCTCCATACAACACAAAAAGAGCCATTCAATGACTCTCCTCATAAATTAATTACTTTGTTTTAATTCTTACTCTATATGCAATTGGCTGCATATAATCCTTTTTTAACATATTTTTATTTAATATGTGTATTTTAGGATTATTTGTTTCAACTTCATAAATAAGATATATCATATAATTTTCTTTTTCCATAGCTTGTCTATACTCATTATCTGTAATAATAAAATTTATGTTATTTGCAGTACTTATTGTTGACTTAACTTCAATATATATTTCATTACCATGTTTATCAAATGATAAAATATCATAGCCAAGTCTATCATCTTCTGTAGAAACAACTGTTACTTTTTCTGCAAGGTCTTCTCTACCGATTTTTCTTAGACTTTTAATTTGCTCATTAAAAACAATATTTTCCCCAAGGTTACCTATATATTTTTTTCTTTTCATCTCTTTTTCATAATCTGGTTTCTTATTTTTACCTTTAACAGATTTATCATTTTCTAATCTACCTATATAGTTAAAATCGATATAATCGACTTTAGGATTTAATTGGTATTTTCCTTTATCACCACTATTATCTTTTTTCTTAGGTGAATAGTATGTGTATAAGAAAACCATATATATATAATTATTCCACAGCTTCATTTTTTCATCATTTTGCTTAAACTCCAATAATAATTGTTTTTTCATTTCTATTGTCTTAGCTTTTTCATACTCAAAATAAATAGGTAAGTGTTGTAAAAAGTAATCTATATGTTCCTCTGAAAATATACTTATATATTTTTCTGGAAAATACGTTGATAATATTTTTCCTTTAAACATAGGCGATAATTTATTCTCATGAATTTTAATAAAGTCTTCATTTTTACCATCCATAAGCAAATGGTAAATTGATAATTTTATGTTTCCGAATGCTTCTTGATAATTATTTCCCCATTTATTAATTGTTCTATATTTCTTTTCATCCTCATTTTTAGTTTTGCCATAATATACTCCGAACTTTTTATCAGCTGTTGATCCTCCCTTGATTTTCCCAAGATTCATTAATTTCGTTTCTAGCCAATAACAAAATGTGTCATCCCCTCCATTAATCAAACCTTTTTTACCCACAATATATTTATCAATTTCTAAGCTTAGTATAGTGTCTAGTTTAAATTTATTGATAAACTCTTGTCTTAATTTTTCCAACTTTTTAAATTCTTTATTTTTCTCATCAGACAAATTACTATTTATAAAATTATCAATATTTTCCTGAATCATTACTTTCATCTCCTATCACCAACAATAGTATACTAATTTAAAGAAAGTAACAATTCAATAATCATTTATTTATTAACTTTGCCTTACTCACAGTAAGATTTTATTTTTCTGATTTTCCTTTTCTAAAAGCACTATTACCATCTAGCTTACTAAGTAACTCACTTCTTGCATTTTTATATTCATTTCCTATAAATCCAAGCCTTAAAAGCCAGGTTCTGAAGGTGTATTTTTCATTATCCGTTTGCCTTTCCTTTGGAGAAGAATGTTTAAACTTCTTTGAGCTTTCATTAAGTGCCCCAGCAAATTGGTCAGCAATTTCAGCATTTTCAAAACCTTTTATAAATTTAAATTCTAAAGTTTTCTTTTCAAAATCGAAACTAATGCCCGGACACTTTTCTACTCCAATTTCTAAAGCTGCTGTTTTAAAATCTTCAATGCTCGCAATCCTTATGTTATTTATACCTTCCACAAATTCTTTTGTGACAATTTCTGTTTCAATGCCTAGTGCCTTTTTTATAAGAGTCTGCTTACTGCTTATCATATTTATTAGATTTCTTAAGGTGATCCCTGTATGCCCAGCCATTGAGAATATAATTTCTGAATGCTCAGTCTCTGCTTTTACACTTTCTTCTTGAAAATTATTTAACAATTCTTCAAGTTCTACTTCTATGCCTTCTGAATTTTTAATTCCGCCTTCTTTATCAACAGTTATAATTCCTTGTGGTGATTTAATTTGGTAAGCAAAACTTGGTACACCCATATATTCTGGTTTTGCCCCAAAATGCTCACCTAATATTTTTACAGTTTCTTTTCTATCCAAATCAATTACCTCCTGTGCTTTTTTGTTATTACATTAATCACTCTAAAGCACAGTAATATCAAGTATTATAAACTAAATAAGTGGGCTTTAACCCACTTTATACTAAGTATATATTAATTATTTGCTACCACTTAACATATCCATAAATTCTTTTTGTACGGATACTTCATAAAATTTGTCGGGCTCAATTTCACTTAAACATATCATTAAATCTTGCTTAGGTAGTTGCCCTTTTAAATATCTTCTAATATTTTCAACTAATGTTAGTACAAAGAAAAGAGCTCTTGATGTATCATTTGGCATAGCAAAATAATGTTGACCTGTTTCCATATAGTATCCTTTGACAGCCCTAATATTCTTTCTATATCTGCTCTCAACTCTATGATTACCATCTATAACAGCAAAGCTATTAATCATAGGTAAAGATGCAACTATAATTGGCTCATCATTTTTCAATCCCTTTTTTAAGTATTCTTCTTCTATAGCGCTTGGAACTATTGTCTTTCTTAACTCATCAACCTTTAAATTCTTTACTGGTACTCCTAATTCAGTGCATATTAATTTTGCTCTTTCAATATCCCAAGTAAAAGTACAATAATTTTCGCTGTCAAAATTAATTCTTTGATCATATATTTGACCAGCGCCCATTAATTGGTTGCTCATCCTGTTGTCTTCTAATAATTTTCTTGCTTTGTTAAGCATTAAATCAAGTTCAAGCAAATCATTGACTTTTCTTCCACCCAAATTTTTTAGTATGTAGTCTTTTGTAAGATAACTGTCTAGTTTAAAATTATTTAACACTACTATACCCCAATTCCAACCATAATATATATTTAATTTGTATTCATGTTATTGGATAATATTCCATGTTTCTATGAAAGTTAATTTAAATCTAAAAAACAACGCGGTCATAGTGAAGCTTTCTATACCAAATCATCTTGCATGTTTTACCTTGAAATATTTTATGCGAATTTACCCCACCATTAATTACAACGCCTTACGGCATATTTTTTGAATCAAAAAAGTTCTAAATTTATACTAATTGAAAAAATTCCTTATTTAAGTGTCCTTCTTATTCTTCTATTGCTGTATATCTTGGGTATGTATATCCTTCTGAATCTACCAAGATGCTTTTATTTGTTTTTATATTTTTTACTCTTATGCATCTCAACTCACCTTTTTCGTTGAAGCCACCATCTTCTTCTGATATCCATGCCTGATCCTTCCAAAGCTCTTTTGCAAACTGCTTAAATTCAGCATCACTTAATTCAATTTCTTTTATAACTTCATAAGCTGTTCCTCTCATTCCATCCTTTTTAGCTTCTTTTGTAAATTCCTCAAGTTCCCTTAAATTCAAAACCTTTCTCCCAAATAATGCTTTCATTTTCTTTCCCTCCATGTGCTTTTTTGTTATACTATATATCACTCTAAAGCATAGTAATAGCAAGGGTTTTATTCAACTTTAAATACATTTTTATATTCTATCTTTTTGCCATCTCTAATTAGAAAAACTCCTTCATCTCCAGCAGTTTCTATATATCTTTTTACAATAACATCACAATATTTTTCATCAAGCTCTGCTGCATAACATATTCTTTCCGTTTGCTCACAAGCAATTAAAGTAGAACCACTTCCTGCAAAAGGCTCGAATACTATACAGTTTGTCATGCTGCTATTCTTAATTGGATATGCTATTAATGGTACTGGCTTCATTGTTGGATGATCCGGACTTTTGCTTGGTCTATCAAAATTCCATACAGTTGTCTGTTTTCTATCTGAATACCATCTATGCTTCCCTGTTGGTTTCCATCCATAAAGTACAGGCTCATGCTGGAATTGATAATCACTTCTTCCTAAAACCAATGACTGCTTTACCCAAACACATACACTTGAAAGATGAAATCCAGCTTCTCTAAAAGCCTTTCTAAAGTTCAATCCTTCTGTGTCCGCATGGAAAATATACGCTCCTGCACCATCATCCAATACTGAGTAGATATTTTTAAAAGCAGCCAATAAAAATTCATGAAAACTCTTATCATCCATGCTGTCATTTTTTATAACTCTTTCATTTTCTTTTCCTGCTGAATAATTAACGTTGTAAGGCGGATCGGTAACACATAAATTAGCTTTCTTTCCATTCATAAGCTTTTCAACATCAGAGGTTTTAGTGCTGTCGCCACATATTAACCTATGTTTTCCTAATACCCACAGATCACCTGCTCTTGTTATAGATTCTTCTATTTCTTCAAGAGCTTTATCTGCATCAAAGTTATCGTCACTAACATCTTTATCATGAACTTTAGAAAATAAATCTTCTATCTCTGCGGCATCAAATCCTGTAAGAGAGATATCAAACATAGATTTATCAAGTTCATCTAAAATATCAGCTAACTTTGGCATATCCCATTCTCCACTTACTTTATTAAGAGCTACATTCAATGCCTTCTCCTCATCTGAACTTATATAAACGACTACGCATTCAATTTCCTTTGCGCCTTCCTGTTTTAAAACTTTAAATCTTTGATGTCCTCCCACAATATTTCCTGTTTTCTTATTCCAAATTACAGGTTCTACATATCCAAAGGTTTCAATTGATCTTTTAAGTTTTTCATATTCAGGATCTCCCGGCTTTAAATCTTTTCTTGGATTATATTTAGCTGGATTAAGTTTTTCAACAGATACCTTTTGAATCTCCAAATTATCACCTTCCTTAAAAGCAAATAGAAAACACCTTAAAAAGTATATTTTTCATTTAACTTCTTAAGGTGAAAAACTTTCTGTAATTCCTTTAAAATTCAGCACTTTTCATATTTGATTTTTAGCCTATACCCCCCTATGGAATTTTGCGATTTTTTACACAAAGGGGGCCACCCGGCCTTTCGGGCACAACCCCAGAGGAAATTATCCCCCCCTACCTCTTTAAAAATTGTCAACAGGTTGTCCACAGGTTATGAACAAGTTTCTGTTGATAACTTAATAAGAATAAACTTCATTCTTGTTTCCAAATCTACCATCTTCCTTTGCAGTTTTTACATCATGATGATGCTTACATAAAGATTGCCAGTTGCTCTCATCCCAGAAAAGTTTCTCATTACCTTTGTGAGGTATAACATGATCAACTACTTCTGCGGTAGTAACTATTCCTTCTCTTTTACATTCTTCACAAAGAGGATGCTCTTTCAAAAATTGTTTTCTAAGCTTTCTCCATCTGCTGTTGTAAAGTTTCTTAAAAGGTCTGCTTGTCTTACTATAGTTTTTATCTATTTCTTTTTGATGCTTACTACAGTATCTTTCACTTGTAAGTTCAGGGCATCCTGGATAACTACAAGGTCTTTGATGTTTAAATGGCACGACTTTCACCTCTACTCATTTAAGTACAGCCTGTGTTATTTTAATTAACTGTTTCTTATTTAAAGCTTCTAAATATCTTTGCCTTTCTTTATAAGAACATTCCTCAAGACATTTTTGATTCTTACCTTGCTTTATAAAAATCCCTGTCAACCTTAAATCATCTCTACTTGATTCTAGGTAATGCCTCCTCCAAATATTGTAATACCTAATAGCATTATTTTTATTAATACCTCTCGCAACAAGCTTTTTAATAGCAGTAGCTCTATTACACATTTCATAGTTATTACAAAGATTATATATTTTTTCTAGGTCTATCATTTTTATTAACCTTCTTACTTTTTCTTATACATCCTGCGAACATACAAAATATAAGATTACTGCTTATTTTGTCACTCCATACACATCTTCTGCATTTATTCATAATTCCTCCAACAATAGCAAAGGCCTCAAAACATAAGTCTGAAGCCTTAATTTTTGTATAATAAAAGCCCTAAGAGTTCTATCTCTTAAGGCTATTTACATCTTTCTACAGTTTACATTATAGCATGGTTTTTACGATATATTCAATGGACACCTACCGTCTTTTTTCTGACCGTTGCCTAACCCATTATCATACTTTCCATATCTTTATTGAACAAAAATAGAAAATTATGAATTAATTATAATATTATTTACCTAGTATGATTATTATTTTTGATGATCGCTTATTATTACTATCGTGCACAGTATTGAAATGGCAGTAACTAGAAGATCTATTTCAACGGCCATGAACCAATTGCAGTTCCCTTATTTATAGATTATAATTTACCAATTTCAATACCTTAAAGTTTTAATACTATATTGATTATATTTGTTGTTCATTATTATATTTAGCGTTTCAATAGATTGTAAAGACGCAATATTCCCCTGAGCAGCTGATTTTCTAAACCATTTTAACGCTTCTTCATAATTTTTTTCTACTCCTAGTCCTTGAGCATACATATACCCTAAACAATTTTCAGCACCATCATTCCCTTTTTCTGCTGCTTTTCTATACCACTTCAGAGCTTCTTTATAATTTCTTTCTACTCCAAGACCCTCTAAATACATTTGTCCTAGACAAGCCTGTGAATTGTCATTTTCTTGATCCGCTGCTTTTCTATACCACTTTAATGCTTCTTTATAATTTCTTTTTACTCCTAGACCTTCTTTATATAAATAGCCAAGGCAATTCTGTGAAATATCATTTCCTTGTTCTGCTGCTTTTCCGTACCACTTCACTGCTTCTTCATAATTTCTTTCTACTCCTAGACCTTCTAAATAGATCTCTCCTAGACCATTTTGTGAACTTACATTTTGTTGATTCGCTGATTTTTTATACCACTTTAATGCTTCTTTATAATTTCTTTTTACTCCTAGGCCTTCCTTATATAAATAGCCTAACCAATTCTGTGAAATATCATTTCCCTGTTCTGCTGCTTTTTTGTACCACTTCACTGCTTCTTCATAATTTCTTTCTACTCCTAGACCCTCCCTATATAAATAACCAAGCCAACTTTGTGCTTCAGCATCTCCTTGGTTTCCTGCCTTTAAGTACCACTTTACTGCTTCTTCATAATTTTTCTCTACACCTAAGCCTTCCATATACATATATCCTATGTTGTATTGTCCATTAGCATCTCCTTGATCTGCAGCCTTTCTATACCATTTTAGTGCTTCTTTATAATTCTTCTCTACTCCCAATTCCTTTTCATACATAGCTCCAATCCAATTTTGTGCCTCAGTATTTCCTTGTTCTGCTGCTTTCTTAAACCATTGTAATGCTGTATTGTAGTTTTTTTCTACTCCTATACCATTCGCAAATTTATAACCTTGTTTAAGTTGATATATAGGGTCATCGTTATTTTTATTAGCTAAATTCCATGAAATAAATTGTAAAATCTGTCCACTAATCAATGTTCTATAAATATTTTGGCACTCATACTCGCTTATAGTGTAACCATGAGCGACCTTATTTCTTAATTCCCTTATTTCATGCAATTGTTTGATTACCCCTTCTGCTGATAATCCTACGAATTCAGATTTACTTAAATAGTTTATCGCATCAAATAATTTTAATTTATTGTGTTCTACATTGAAGTTTTGAACAATTAATTTTTTTAATTCTACTTCTAATACGCTAAAATAGTTTAAAGCAATCCCATTGTAAGAAAGTAATTCCCTTCCAGATGTTCTTGTTTCATACTCTTTTTGTGTAGCATACGCTGTTGCTAAAGAATTTAAGCTAGATTCTTTAAAATTTACATATTTATGTTTATATACTGTATACTCATTATACAACTCATCTAGTGAATGCCATTTTGGCATTAAAAAAATGTGTTTACTTAAATCATATTTTTCAGCAGTATCTTCATACGTTGCTTTAAAACCTGATAATGTATCTCCATAGCCGACATATATATCTAATGAGTTTATTTTCTTTTCTTCTAATCCCTCAAAAATTGCTTCATAAGATAGTTCAAAACAAACTCTTATTGCACCATAATCTATTGTCTCGTAATCTAAATTTTTCATAGCATATTCCATTGAGATTGCTCTCATTTGTGTTTCTAGCAATGCTCTTTCTGTTGTATTCAGACTGTATTTAGAATTTTTTAAAATACATTTAATCCTAGATAAGTTTTTTTTAGAAATCTTATCCTTATTAGACTCTATATATTCATTATATGATTTTTCTGGTTCTTCTGCCAAACGCTTCAATTCATTTGCTGTTTCTATAATTTTAATACCATCTTCCTCTCCTGATTTTAAACTATTAATTACCTTTGACAATTTTAAAAGCACGTATGCTTTTATTCCATCGAGTTCCGATATATCATTAAAATCTAATTCCTGATTAAAATTATCACTTTGTGCTGTATTTCTTTTTTTATTTTCTTCCTGTTTTTGTTTTGCTAATTTCTGTTTCGATTTTCTTTGTCTTCTTGTAGCCATATTACCCTCCATTATTATAATATAATTATTAAATCAATTATACCATAATCTACTATAACTGGGATACTATCGCTACTCTTCCTAGATAAAACATTGATGTAATTTCATCAATACCTTTTTTCTTATATTTGTTTAAAGTTTTTTGGCTAATATCACATTTTTCACAAGTTTCACTCCAAGAAAGCTTTTCTATAAATATTTTCTTTACAACTTCTTTAACCTGAGGTTCTAATCTATCTATACAATAATTTAATCTTGTAATTTCAAACTCTGTAGCTTTCATCATCCTATAAATTTCTTCTCTGCTTTCCTTATTCATCCTATTCGTAACCTCATTATAGATTAAAGCTATCTTGCATGTTTTATCTGAAATACTGCTTGTTGAAATTTTCTCATCATTTGGTGAAGAAAAATTAAGTGATTCTATGACCTCATCTGATTCTATATCTTTAAAAGTTTTTAATTCAAACTTCATCTGATCAACATCCTTCACTATTTCGTTATAATTTTTCAAAAGATATTCCACATATTCTCTGGTTTCCATAACAAACCTCCTAAACTAGCTCTATATTCTTTTACAATCAGAGCTAAATCTTATTACAGGCATTTCAAGTTTTTCAGCTATTTTAATTTCACCCTTCATTCCATCAGATATTGTATTTCCAAACACCCATAATTCATCACAATGCTTTAAAAGTTCAAGTCCGAGATTCATTCCTTTTTTGCGTTCTTCTTCAATATCATCATCAAGGAACTGTGTAAATATCGTATGTGGTGCAAGTGGCAGTACCCCTTCTTTTACAGCAAAATGACAATAGTTATTTGCGCGTTCTTTATTCTTTTCAACATCGCCCCTAAGTGGAGAACAGATATAAACAAGTTTCATGTGTATTCCTCCTCGTCACTTTATATTATTAAGTCTTGCTTTTACCGCCTGAAGTAGTGCTTCCTGTCCTACTTCTTTATTTTGAAGTGCTTTCATTACATCTTCATCCATAGTTCCTTTTGCTACTAAATGATGCACTATTACATTCTGTTTTTGTCCCTGCCTATATAATCTGGCATTAGCTTGCTGATAAAATTCCAAGCTCCAGGTAAGTCCAAACCAAACTATTATATTTCCTCCTGCCTGAAGATTAAGTCCATGTCCTGCTGATGCTGGATGCACTAACATTATAGGAATTTCTCCTCTATTCCAAGCTTTAATATCCTCTGATGTTTTTAATTCTTTTGCTTTAAAATATTTCTGAAGCCTATCTCTATCATGTTTATAGGAATAAAATATAAGTACCGGTTTTCCATTAGCAGCTTCAATAACATCCTCTAAAACTTTAAGTTTTTCATCATGAATTTCTAAAGTATCACCATTCTCATCATATACAGCACCATTTGCCATTTGAAGTAACTTATTCGTAAGTACAGCAGCATTATTTGCAACTACATCTGAATCTTTAAATGGAAGAAGTAAATCTCTTTCTAGCTGCTTGTACTTATCCATTGCTGCTTTTGATAAATTAATTTTTATTATATTATTTATCCTATCTGGAAGTTTTAAATAATCTTCTGATTTCATACTTACACATATATCTTTTAATTTTTCATAGATATGTTCTTTTGCCCCTTCTTTAGGCTTATAACTAAAAATAGCGCTTTGATTTCTTTTATCCGGTAAAAAATATCTTTCTCTATATCCTGTTATTGTTTTTCCAAGTCTTTCTCCTCCATCTAAAAGATAAATTTCTGACCATAAATCCATAAGTCCATTTGGTGCTGGTGTTCCTGTAAGTCCTACTATTCTTTTAGGTTTTACTTTTCTTAATGCCTTAAATCTTTGAGATCTTGAAGACTTAAAACTTGAAAGTTCATCTATAACAACCATATCAAAAGGCCAATATCTCCCATAATATTTCACAAGCCACACCACATTTTCTCTGTTTATAACATAAATATCTGCTTTATGATTTAATGCTGCCGTACGTTCTTTCTCTGTTCCTAGTACCTTTGATATTTTTAGATGTTTTAAATGATCCCATTTTTCACTTTCACTGGTCCAGGTATCTTCTGCCACTCTGAGTGGAGCTATAACTAAAACTTTTATAACATCAAAATAGTCATACATAAGTTCATCTATGGCTGTAAGTGTTACTACGGTTTTTCCAAGTCCCATATCCATTAAAAGTCCTGCTTTTTCTTTATCTAAAATCCACTGTGCAGCATACTTCTGATAATTATGAGGTTTATAAATCACAGCATCATCTCCTGAATAAAATCATTAACTGCTTTAAAACTATCTATTAGGTAAACTTTAAAGCCTAAAGTTTCAAGCTGTTTTTTTCTTTTAAGCTGCAGAGCTCTCATTTTCTTTCCCGGTGCTTTAAGTTCTACAAATTCAACTTTTCCTTTTGGCATTAAAACAATTCTATCTGCTACACCTGCTAAACCAGGCGATACAAACTTTAGTGCCATACCACCACATTTTTTAACTTCAATTTTTAATTTATTTTCAATCTTACTTTCTAACATTTCATACCTTCTTTCAAAGATATCCAAAGTATCTTTAATAGGCTGTTTTCCTTACGCGGGCGCGTATATAGGATATGTGTATATAGGTATTTCTATATTTTATATACCTCTATATAGTAATAAGGATATATAAGATACTAATAGTCTTAAAGCCTTATATTTCTAAATTTAAAGGGTATCCTTAACCGTATCTATACCCTATTTTATAGACATTTAAGATACTTTAATTTTTATAAATATTATGCTTATAGAAAATTTATATTTTTAAGGATACAATAGATACACTACTAAAAAATCTATTAATAGATACTTAAGGATATCCTATTTTTTCTTAAGGATACGTTCTTATAAATGCTCTTTGAAGTCCATAGTTTTTACCAAATTTAAGTTTTCCACTTCCCTTAGAATAGGGCTGCCACCCTTCAATCTTTCTTAAAATGTCATTAATCTCTCTTGACTGGGCGGGTGTCATTTGCTTTGGATCTGCTTGAAAAAGCTCCACCCATATTTCCATTGCACACACTCTATCCCTTTTGACAGTTCCTTCTTTTGCCTTTCCAAAATCAGTATCATGGATAAACATTCTTCGTGCTCCAATATCAAGGTCGCCCCAATTTTCAGGCAGCAACCTATCAAGGTACTCTCTAATTAAACCTTCTTTAGAACTTTCCTCTGTATGCTGTTCTTGAACCTTAACAGCTTCTTTTTCTAAGTCAGGTGTAAGAAATAATTTTTCCCCATTTCTCCACAGCTTCAAAGCTTCGGCCCATATTTGGTCTATTTCATTTTGAGTCATATCTGTCCACAAATTTTTATTACTTTTGTTTATTCCTACAACTACAGGCCAGTAGCGCCTATTTCCCGTTTTGTCTCTTAAAAAATCATTGTCATTAGTAGTTCCAAAGAATACACACTGCCTTGGAAATTTAGTAACCCTCTTACCATAGGCAACTCTATAAATGTCCTCTCGTTTTGATATAAAATGTTTTACTGCCTCAGCTTCTGCTTTCTTTGTTGCAGATAATTCAGCCATTTCAATAAGCCATGCATCTTGAAGCTGTTCGTAAGCTTCCTTCCCCTGCACTGTATTTAAAGAATCTGAATACCAATTTTGGCCTAATAAACTTATAATATGGCTTTTTCCTATACCCTGCTTTCCAACTAAAACCAGCATATAGTCAAACTTTATTCCAGGTACAAATACACGAGCTACTGCTGCAACCATAGCTTTTCTAGTTACTGTTCTTGTGTAAACATTGTTCTCCGCGCCAAGATAATCAATAAATAGTGTTTCAATTCTCCTTGTGCCGTCCCAAGCAATTTCTTCAAGGTAGTCTCTTATTGGATGATATTTATTTTTTTCTTCTACAATGAGTAGTGCATCATTTATCTTTGTAGGTGACGTTATATCATATACTTTTTCAATATAATATCTTAATGCAGCATCGTCACTGTCCTTCCACGTTTCGCCTTCTTCTATGTTCTTTAGCTTATGCCATGGGAGATCTTCTTTTATAACAGTTCTATGCGAAAACTCATTTAGAGCTATCTTTTCTTTTAAATAAGGATCATTTTCAAGTATTAAAACTATATTTCCTATTGTAGATTTATAAAAACCTCTTTTATCAACTTCAAATAATTTTAACCATTCTGTATCTACATCTCTTAAATCATTTATTAAAGTAAAGTCCTCCTTTACTGCATTCAACCTTTCTTCTCCTAGAGTAACCTTTACCTTTTCATCTTTTCTTACAAAATCCATCATAGCCTGATATGACGGAAGTTTTACAACTGGCGTTCCTTCTTTAACATCTACATCTAGGCTGCCAAACTTATGAAGTCTTACTAAATCAAAGGCATTGCAAAGTTTCCCTGACACTGGATCTGTTCCATGGTGAGAATAAGCAAAGTCACCATTTTCATAAATAACAAGTCCTCCTGAAGTTGAACCTTTAGTATAAGTGTATCTATTCTTATCAGCACATGGCACATAGATGTCGCTTAAAAACTTTTCTACAGCATCCATTACTGTATAACTTCTGCAGAAAGCTCCTATTATGCCGCCTTTTTCTCTTGGATTTCCCTGCTTATCTGCCAACTTTTCTCTCTTTTTTATACTTCTCGAAGATTCATGCCAAAATGAAGTATCATGCCAATCTTCATATTTATTTAAAACTTCATCTGGATTTAACCACTTTTCATCTATATATTTAAAAACAAATTTTCCATCTTGTGATGTAGAAGGCCAGTACATAAGCCTTGAAGGTTCATATGTTGTATCATCAAAATAATCTATACCTATATCTTTTGCAACCATTCTGGACACAGCTCCGTACTCCTCTGGATTTACTGGTCTGCTTAGAGGAATAATCAACCTGAACCTCGGTTTATTTTTGCTGTGCTTATGGGTTGTATATATACAGCATCCAAAATCAAATAACATTTCAATGGTATCCCATAATCCCTCCTTTCCATAATCAACATCTAAAGTAAGGAGGCATCTATTTAATAGTGCATTACTTTTTCTTCTTCCACTTTTTAAAGTACCACCAACAAAACCGCCAACATCTTTAACGTTATCCTGCTCACCCTTTGAAAGTTTTTTATATTCTTCATAAGTTTCTGCTGTCCTTGTAGTTTGACTCACTCTATCTAAAAACTCTGACCATTTCATCTCTTTATTTTTCCACTTAGTTTCCTTACGATTTCTTCCTGTAGCAATATTAATAACCCCATCATTCTTCAATTTTATTTTAGAATTAACCTCAGTGCTCATACTTTTCACCACCTTGCTTAATCTTTTTTATAATAACTTGTTTCAAACCCGTCTGCCTTTAGTGGAAGTCCGGGAGCCCATTCTATAGGTTCTCCCATAATTTTATTTACTTCATTTAATGATCCAAAACCATTTGGTACATCCAATATCACTTCATCATGAACGTGGAAAACTATTTTATATCCTGCTTTATCGAGTCTTAGCATAGCTTCTGCCAGACAGTCCCTTGCAATTGCCTGAACTATATTTTCAGTAAGCTTTCCTCCATAAGTATTGAGTCTTCCCCACTGCTTAGTTCCTTGCTCTATTCCTTCATAAGTTAGCTTAGGCTTATTAAATCTAACATCTGTTTCAATTCTAGGTCTTACATAAGCAAGGCTCCTGCCTGATGGAAGTTTAATAAATAAAACTCCACCCCTACATGAAAATTCAAGTCTATACTGCATTTTCACTACTTTCTTTTCATCTACTGACTTTATTGCTGCCATCTCAATTTTTCTCCACAACTTTATTATGTTAGAATTTGATTTTCTCCAGGCTGCAACAATTTCCGGGAGTTCATCTTCCTTCAATCCCATCTTTACAGCTCCCATAGCTATAAGTGCACCACTGCTACCTTGATATCCACAGGCTAAAGTTGCTACTTTACCTTTCTGCCTAAGTGCATATTCGGGATTACCTTTTACTATCTTTTCAATTGGCACTCCAAACATCTTACTTGCTGTCATTTCATAAATCTTTCCGCTGCTTTTAAAGGTATCTATAACCCACTTTTCTCCTGCAAGCCAAGCTATAACTCTGGCTTCAATGGCACTAAAATCTGATACGATAAACCTTGAGTTTTGTGATGGTATAAAAGCTGTCCTTATAAGTTGGGATAAAACATCCGGTATACTATCAAATAAAATTTCTAACATTTCAAAATTTCCTGCTTTAAGGAGCATACGTGCATCTTCTAAATTATCCATATTATTTCTTGGTAAATTTTGAGTTTGAACCAACTTAGAACTCCACCGTCCAGTTCTATTTGCTCCATAAAATTTCATAAGTCCCCTCACTCTTTCATCTTTGCACATAGCCCTTTCCATAGCTTCATATTTTTTAACAGAAGTTTTAGATAATTCTTGCCTGAGCTCAAGTACTCTTTTAACCTTATCATCTTCTACTTCTCCTAGTAATTCTTTTACCTTTTCTTTAGACAAGCTTTTAACCTTTATGCCTTTAGTTTCAAGCCACTCTTTTAATTGAGATGTACTATTGGGGTTTTCAAGATTTGTTAAAGCCACAGCTTCCTTTATCTTTTGATTTTGATAAGTTCCATCACACCTTATAGCATTTTCAACTAGTAATTTATCTATCTTAACCCCACCATCATTTATTTTTTGATCCAGTTCCCACAACTTCCATTCATTTTCTGCAGCTGGATACCTATCTAACTTTTTTCTTATAGTTTTTTCAACTTGTACATCCTGCTTACAGTATCTTTTAAATATCTCCCATTTTTCTTTATTATGTTCTGGTAAATTGCGGGTTCTTCCATTATTAGATTTAGTAGGCTTGCAGGGCATAGAAAAATATCTAAGGAGAGCTTTTCCTTCACTCATTTTTTGCTGCTCAAGATTCATGCATTTGGCTACTTTATCAAGACTTGTTGGAAGTCCTAATTCAAGTGAATGGACAGCACTGCATCTCCAGTCTTTAGGCGGCATAGGTTTATTTAAATACTTTGCTAAACACGTTCTTTCAAAGTTAGCATTAAAGGCTGTTTTTATAACATTAGGATTAATCAAATCTTCTATTACAACTTGTGGTAATTTCTCACCACAAGCTAAATCTATAATTTCAACAGGGTTATTGTCATAAGCATATGCAAATAATAAAATCTCAAAGTCTTCAGATTCCGTATAAGCATATACTCCGCATTTTATAAGATCTGTGCTAGAATATGTTTCAACATCAACAGCTAACAATTAACCATCTCCTAAATAGATCAGGGAGATTTCTCCCCCTTCTAGTCTAAAAAATTATCTTCGACTTCTACTGGTTCAAAATCCTCCTCAGCTTTACTTCTTCCTCCTAGTGGCTCCCCGTCTTTTAACTTTTGTAGATTCTGAAGTCCACAAGCTATGCCCTTATTTCCATTTGCATTGTAGGCATAAAATACAACACTGGCTCTCCCATAACATCCACTATAAAATTCATTTTGATCCAATATAGGCTGTACATTTTTGTCCACAATTCCAGGTTTTATATTGCTGTTAGCATTTATAAAATAGCTGTCTGCATAAGCTTCATCATCAGGTTTGTCTATATCTCCATCTCTAAGAGGAATCTTCAGATTAGTTGGTATCTTACCTCCAAGTTTTGATGTACCCTCCTTTTTTGCTTCTTCAATAGCAGCTTTAATCTTTTTAATTGTAGCCTTATCTGATTTTGGAATAATGAAGCTCACTGAATACTTTGCATCTCCACCATTGATACTTTTTGCTTCCCATACATTCGCATAACTAAATCTTCCTACACCGGTTATTACCTTTGTTAAATTTGACATCATAATTATCGCTTCTCCCTTTTATTTAAAATCTAACTCTGCAGTACTTTTTATTTCTGGTCTTCTATCACTCTCAACCACTAAGGTTAATTTGCCTTGAGGTTTGTAAACTAAATTATTAAGTAATTCCTTAAATTTCTTTTTACCCATAGCCTTTTCCATAGCTGTAATACCTAATAAGTTTTTAGAATATATATCATCTTCTTTATATCCTGCATCTATTAAAGTTTTAGAAACAGCTTCTTCATCACTATATTTTCTGCTGCTTCTTCCTTCTACCAATTTAAATCCATCCCAATTTTTATTTTCATTTACAGCTTTATCAAGTGCATAGGCTTGGATATCATTTGCCCATTTTTGAAATTCATCTACACTTGATAAGATTTCTGTAATTTCATCATCAGTTAAAAGCGGACCTTTTCTAAAATCATATTGTGCCATTTTCATGTTTTCATCTGCTCTTGCTCTGCAATTAAATTTAGCTCTGCAGAACCTGCAGTGCTCTCCGGCACAAAATTCTCCTTCACCTTTTATGGCAAGATCTGCTTTTGGCTTTACTACATCTTCTGCCCATTTAATTAAGTCGTCTACAGTAATTTCAAAAGTTGATATGTTGTCAAGCCTCGGCTGGCAAATAGTCATTCTAACTTTTTCAATGTCATAAAGGCTGGCAAATAAATTAAGGGCACCTATTGCATACAGCATCATTTGAGGATTATGAACAGCTGAAACTTCTACACCTTTTCCATATTTCAAATCCACAATATCTAGAATCTTATCAGCAACAATAACAAGATCCCCTGTACCAAATCCTTTAGGTACACAATTACTGAAATCCAATTTTTGTTCCGCCAGAATAATTGGATCTTTTGATCTAATTTTAGCTTCTGCTATAAGCTCACAAACATAATTAAAATAAATGTCTGTATAATATTCCAGTTCTTTTTCATCAAATTCACTTTTAGGCTTTCGAGACTTTATTCCAAGGTACTTTTTTAGTTTATATTCAGCTAATGCATGGGCAGCAGTACCTTCTGCAGCAAAAATACTATCATTATTTTCAAAATTTTCTTCAAGCCTTGCAGAAGGTGGACACTGTATCCACCTATGAGAACTTGAAGCTGATAAAAGTGCATGCTCGCCCATTAAATCAACTCCGCTTCTTTTAATAACTCAGAGTATTTATCCTTTGGTATATCAGTTAATTTTTTACCACCAAACTTTTTAATAAGTTCTTTTACCTCTTTCTGCTTGCCATTTTGTGCAAGCTGCGCAAGTACTGCCCTCACATCTTCTAAAGTTGTAGTTTTAACTTCTTCCTTTTCTTTTGATGCTTGTACTTCTTTAGGCTCTTCTTTTATTTGAACTCCTGTTTTCATTTGTGGTAATGCTTCAGCTAAAGCTAGTAAAGCATTCATAATATCTGGAGAATCAACTCTCACCCTAATATTAATATCCATCTATAACACCCCTTTCTTTTTAAATAAAGTATCTACTGACTCTTCTGGAAATACTCTTAAAAGTCCACTTGCAACCTTGCGGCCTACGCCTCTTTTTCCACTAAGAACCCTACTTATAGTTCCTTTTGATACATTAGCCTTGGCAGCTAACTTATTTTGAGATAAACCATTTATCTCCATTAGTTCTTTTAATTTTGAAGAATTTAAATTCATAATCATCCTCCTCTTTGAATTATTTTAGTTTTGTTCATATCTTACTTCTCCTTCCTTATTTTTTTCACTTTGCTCAATTAATCTTTTTGCTAATCTCTTAGATACAATACTTATTGCAGTAAGAACGCCAACCATTTCATCTTGCATTTCTTTGTTTGCATTTGCCTCCATATCTTTTTACTCTCATCCTTCACTTATTAGCCAATTGACAGTAGTGTTTGGTAAGCAATCTCGAATATAACTTAAATTTTCTTTGCCTCTTTAAAAATTGCCTCATAATCTTCTATCCGAACTTCAGCTAATTTTTCTGCACCATATTTCTTTAGCAGTGCTTTTATTTTCGATATCTCCCCCTTGCTTATTTTTTCATTTAGTATAATGCTAATATCTTGAATATTTATATTTTCGATATTTGTTTCTCTCTTAGCTATGGAACGATATCCTGCAGCTAGTTTTTCTAATTCTTCTGCTAGTGCTAAATGTAGTTCACTCACAAATATACCCCCTTCCCTTTTAATTGCTTAGAGCAAAATCCTTTAAAATACTGTTCATTACGGCAAGATCCCTACCTGTAAGGCTTGTACTAAGACGTTTCAGCAATTCCTGCTGTTCAAGTTTTAGATATTTGTGATTCATATAGAATCCATCCATTACCTTAACACCACCAGCATAACGACCTCGTATGGTCTCCAGAGGATAAGAAAGCGACAGAACATCAATATCATTTCTAATAGTTCTGATACTGACACCAAACTCAGTAGCTAAATTTTGCATTGTATCCTTCCTTCTGCGGCAAAGAACTTCCATTATTTCTATGCGTCTTTCGTTTGGCCCCATCGCTTTCTCACCTCCTTTCCCTTGCTCTGTGGCTTAATAATAAAGGTTAAATTGGCAGAGTTTTTTCCTATTTAAAAATTTTTCTTATAAAATATTTAAATTTTCTAAATCATACAGCTCATATTAACTCCGTTGCTCAAAACTCTAATATTTACTTCTTTTAAAAAACAAAAAAAATCGCCAGATAACTACTTTAAATAAAAGTAGCTATCCGACGATTTGGTGACTCACTATTGGTCCCGTTGCTCGGTATAGACTATATTGCAGTTGCAAATATTTCATTATGTTCAAAACTTATATGAATTGTTCTTTTACATATAGGACACTTTATTTCTAGTTCTGCTTTCTCTGCAGATACCATATCCATTAATCTTCTGTTAGTACAGCATGGACAGTGAACCTTCTTAGCTTTCATTTTTCTTTCTTTTCTAAATTTTAATAAGTTTTTTCCTTCCATAAAATTTTCCCCCCATGGTTTAATATTTACTTTATATGTTTAAGATTATTTATAATTTTCTTCTTAACTATGCCAACCCAATTTCCCCAGTAATTCTTCCCTCTCTTCTTCAAACCTTCTCTTTGCCTCTTCTATTCTTCTCTCATACTCCATCTTACTTCTTTTAATGTCATAACCAACTTGTTTCATAAATTCAATTTCATATACTGGAAGTTCAAGTCTCCCAAGTTGTGCATTATTGAGTAGTTTAATAGTTGTTCCTGTTTGTATACCTTCAATCATTTGACGGCCTATATTACTTTGTAAGAATTCATACAAAATATAAGCATCATACTTCTGTGAATTAACACGTATTATAGTAAGATTTGCACTTATAAATGCGGGTCTAAAGTCATCTTCTACAATTGCAATTTTAACTAATGAACCTTTAGAAGTGATTACTATATCATTAGGCCTTATATTATACTTTCCTATCCAGTCGCCCTTCTTATATGTCAACATCGAATTCTTATCATAATTAATTTTTCCATTTTCTATATTTTTTACATTAAGAAAATAGTATTCCGGTTGCTTCGATAACTTCTCTAAATCCTCTTTTGATACTTGCACTCCTTTAATAATTTGAGCTATATCTTTTAATGGAACAGATTCTTTAAATAAGCTTTTCAAAGTGTCAAAATCTAAGTATTCTTTAGGATTTAATGTATAATTAAATTCTGTTATCTTTTCTAAATGGACAAACTTACTAAAACCATCTTCTTCAATTCCATCTCTGTAACATTCTAATATCTTATTAATGCCTTCAATAGATATAGTATGTTGATTTCTATTAAGTCTATAAGAATAATTGCTAGCATTAATAAATAAAACCCTTTCTATCCTGTCCTTAGATTTATTCTTATTAAATATAATCATTTCTGTTCCAATATTTGTATTCTCATATAAATTATCTGGTAAGGTAATCACACATTCAATTAAGTCTTTATTTAAAATACCTTTTCTAATCTTAGTTTCACTACCTCGAACTAAAGTCCCTATTGTTCCAATAAGAATACCTTTACCATTAGAATTTAAATGATATATTATATTTTGAGCAAATGCCCAATCAGCACTGCTTTTTGTTGGAATACCATAATTAAGTCTTGGATCATTTATTATAAATTCTCTATCAAAGTATACTACCTGAGGGACATCAGAAAAAACAAAATCAAACTTTGCATCCCTATAGTTACCTGAGTATTGTAAAACATCTTTATTAGCAATCTCATACTTACTAATTCCATTTATTATCATTAGTAATTTAGATATTAAATAAATTGAGGTGTTAATTTCCTCTCCATAATAAAATATATCTTGACTTATTTCACTGGATCCTAAACTATCAAAAATTTCTACTGCAACACTTGATGTACCTGAACAATAATCAGCAAACCCTCTTACTTTATCAAAATCTATTAAACCTTTGATAATTTTTTTTATACCTTCTGGTGTTTCACTAAATCCACATTGTACTATACCAAAAGACACTAATTTATTAATAAATTTTCTTATTTCATCTTTAGAATCAAAATTTGCTCCTTTAATAATATAAAATACCTTCTGAATTTTTTTCTCAGCGGCTCTATCTTTATATATAAAAACTTTATTCATTATACCCATTAATATATCTTCAAATTCAGGAAACTCATACTCAAAACGCTTTAGTTCATCTTGGAGCATATATAAAGTATTATTATACTTTTCAGTAAACTTTTCAAATTTTAAGTCAGACATATTATATCTTTTATTCTTATTTATCCAACTAATAGTTGAAACTACTAATATAATATGAAAAATTTCTTCCATGTTAAACGTACCTTTCAGCTCGTCGAAGCATGAATTTATAAGCATTTCATATTTTCTATTTAAATAGTTCATATTTTTTCTCCTTTAATAAATTTTATTTATTCTTTAACTAATTTTATCATATGGAATATTTATCCGTCAATAGTTTTTAAAAAGTATGTACATACTTTTTATATGTTGTAAAACATTTTATTGGATCAACTTTTTTTATAATTTTCATTCAAACAATCTTTTTATCTAATTAATCATTTTGTGCAATTTTAGTTGTTAATTTTCATATTTGGGAAATTGGATAAAAAAATAGAATATTATGGTGATTTTTATAACATTATTATAATACCACAAAATGCTCTCGTCAATCCCAAATACGCAATTTTTGCTTATTATTGCACGCTTTAAGTTTATTGTGTATAATAAACTTATACAATAAAATATGGAGGTTAATAAAATGACCAGAAAAGAAATGAATGATAAAGACCAAGAGCTTCTTCGTAGCCGATTGAAGGCACGTAGACTTTTTTTAAACTATACATACCAAGATTTAGCTGACAAAACTGGAATTAGTAAATCTAGTTTACAAAGATATGAAACAGGAGCAATTAAGAATCTTTCATATGATAAGATATTTAAATTGTCTGAAGCTTTAGAAGTGACTCCTAAATATTTTACTGATTTAGAAAATGACTATACAGGTGAATATTTATACAATAATAACTCTGTAGTGATGGAAAGTAGAACTAGCTACCTATCTCACATTGATGAATTCACAGAAAAAGCGTTAAAACTGATAACCCCCTCTTTAATTTCTCAAGGCTATACAGTCGAACAGCGGGATAGAGGGTCTATTGGTGATTTAGTTGCAACCAAAGGAAATGAAACTTGGCATATAGATTTTTTATATAATAGAGATGTAAGTAAATATCCTGTTGGTATGGGTATGGGAAAGCAACAACTTCTTCTTAGATTTGGCAGATTAGTAGTTTATGATAAATCAGTTACAAAATATTCTATTGTAGTAAAGCATCGTAGCATAGCAGAACAATTGCTTAAAATTAAACCAATACATCTTAATATCCCTACGAGTATTATACTTCTTAAAAATGATAATTATGAAGAGCTATTTTTTATGCCCGAAAAGTAAAAAAGGTCATTACCTCGCAACCTCTTATAAACTTGCTAAGGTAATGGCCTTCTACTATTCTTTTTAGGTCAAGTAGTTGATATAAAACTAAGATGTATTTTTTATTATCTTAATTTAATGCAAGAAACCCCATACCATTAAGTATATCCATAAGTTTCTTAAGCTCTTCCACTATTAAACTAACCCCTACGCATTTTCTTATGTTCAGAATCCAAATCTCTCAAGTCATATTTAGATTTTTATCATTCCAAGAAACTAGACTTAGTTCTTTCTTCTAACCTTTTGATGATTCTAGAAGATCATCTTAAATCGAATATATTTTAAATTTCATGTGTCAAATATATTAGTTACCATTATATTCAGATGGCTTTTCAGCAACTTCTACCGCATTTTGGTACTCTAACGCTAGGATAGGATTAGAAATCATCTCCTGATTTACAAGTCCAAAATATTTCTCGAAGAATTTTAGCAGTTTTTCAATAACACCTTGTTTCTTTTCATTCCTACCGCCACCTCCGAAACGTGATATAGGAGGTAAGATTTTATCAATATCCGTTCCTGTGGTTTTTAGCATCCCATCACGAAATGCATTATTAATAAATTTTTGTGTTTCTTCTAGTTTGAGTTTTTCATCTGCAATGATAGCAGACAAATCCTGTTCTTTTTGCTTTTTTATAAATTCTGGCCAATCCTTGTCCACATCAGTAGTTTCATTAATTTCTGCGATAAAATCTTCTATCAGTTTCTTTTTACTGCGAAGTTCAATACTTGAACTCATAGTTTTATCAATAGTAGTGAGGATGCTTTTGTCCTTGCAATTAGATTCATGATATTTTGCAACAAGCATCAAGATATAATCAATATTCACTTCCACTTGTTTAATTAGTTCAATTTCAAAAACAATATCTTTATTTACATTCTCTTTTTCGCTGTCATTTTTTTTGGAATAGTCTTGATAAAGGTCTATATAAATACTTTGGTAATCTTGAAAATCCCGCTGTGAAAGCATTTCATTATTTTTAAAATCATCGAAAGAAACAAGAATATTTCTCATACGTAAAATAGCACCAAACAACTTTATAAATTCTTTTTGATCATCCTCACCAATAATATCTTTGCCTAATGGATATAGGTTTTCGAGCTTCTGAATAAGCTCGGCATATCCTTCAACATGTTTGCCATTATCCTCATATCCATTTAGATATTCATTGTATGTTTTTAAAAGTACCATGCCACTTGCATTCTTGTCTCCAAATAATCCAAGAGCTTCATTTACTTCATTTTCAAGATTACGGAAACACACAATATTACCAAAGGTTTTTACCGAGTTTAATATTCTATTTGTACGGGAAAAAGCCTGGATAAGTCCATGTTGTCTAAGGTTTTTATCTACCCATAACGTATTTAAAGTCGTTGCATCAAAACCTGTTAAAAACATATTTACAACAATAAGCAAATCTATTTCACGGTTTTTCATTCTAAGCGAAACATCTTTATAATAATTAGGGAACTTATCAGCTGAAGTATCATAATTTACATTAAAAGTATTATTATAGTCTTTTATTGCAGAATCAAGAAAATCTCTTGAAGTTTGGTCAAGACCATCAGCATCAAAGTTTTCATCATCTAAAGTATCCTCAGGATCTTCCTCATTTGGACTGTAGCTAAAAATTGTTGCAATAGTAAGTCTTTTACCTTTTTCCTTCATTTGCTTTTTAAATTCATTATAATATTTCATTGCCATTGGAATAGAAGCAACAGCAAAAATAGAGTTAAATCCATTTACTTTCGTGCTTTGCTTTTTTTCTTCAACCGTATTATTTTTTGAAGCTGCCATTTTAGATACATTAGTGATAATCTTATAATCATAATAGGAATGACTTTGGTTTCGATAAGTCTTTTGATCAAAGTGCTCTAGAATATAAGCAGTTATCTTACTAATACGCTTTGGTTCAAGCATTGCATTTTCTCTATCTATGGCTTTTACTTTCTTATCCTTTATATCGCCTGGTTCTTTCATTGTATTAATGTAATCAATTCTAAATGGCAATACATTTTCATCTCTTATGGCATCTACAATTGTATATGTATGCAGCCTGTCTCCAAAAGCTTGCTCTGTTGTTTTTAGATTAGGATGTTTTCCACTTCCTGAGTTTACCGTAAAAATTGGTGTGCCTGTAAAACCAAACAAATGATAATTTTTAAAGGTTTCCGTAATTTTAACATGCATATCCCCAAATTGAGAACGGTGGCACTCATCAAATATAATGACTATGTGCTTTTTATAAATATCATGGGTTTTGTTTTTGCTGATAAAAGCATCTAACTTTTGAATGGTTGTAATAATAATTTTTGTATTTGGGTCTTCCAGTTGTTTTTGAAGTATTTTAGTAGAGGTATTACTGTTTGCAGCACCTTTTTCAAAACGATCATATTCTTTCATTGTCTGATAATCAAGATCTTTTCTATCCACAACAAAAAGCACTTTATCAATATAATCAAGACGTGTGGCAAGTTGTGCAGTTTTAAAACTGGTTAGGGTTTTTCCCGAACCTGTTGTGTGCCATATATAACCACCTGCTTTTACTGTACCTGTTTGTTTGTAATTTGTAGAAACCTCAATTCTATTTAATATTCTTTCTGTTGCTGCAATTTGATAAGGACGCATAACAAGCAATAAATTTTCTGATGTAAAAACACAGTAACGGGTTAAAATATTCAAAATAGTATGCCTTGCAAAAAACGTTTTTGTAAAGTCCACAAGATCAGGAATAATTTTGTTATCGGCATCTGCCCAATAGCTTGTAAACTCAAAACTATTGCTTGTCTTTTTCTTTTTAGATGCCACTTTTTCTGATAAATCTTTTATGTGTTGATTTCTTGTGGTATTGGAATAATATTTTGTATGTGTTCCGTTGGAAATTACAAATATTTGAATATATTCATATAACCCACAGCCAGCCCAAAAACTATCCCTTTGATAGCGTTTTATCTGATTAAAAGCCTCTCGAATTGCAACACCTCTGCGTTTTAGTTCAATATGCACTAATGGCAAACCATTTACCAAAATAGTTACATCATATCTTGTTTCGTGATTTCCACCTTCTTCTTCATACTGGTTTAAAACCTGCAAAAAATTATTATGAATGTTCTTTTTATCAATCAATTTTATATTTTTTGTTACACCGTTGTCACAAATTAAATTTTGTACGCTGTCATCTTGAATTTTACGGGTTTTCTCTAAAATTCCCTCGTTGCCGTTGGATATGTTTTTTAAATAAAACCGCTCCCACTCTTTATCGGAAAAGTTAAAGTTGTTGAGCTTTTCCAACTGAATACGAAGATTTGAAATCAAATCTTTTTCATTTTTAATATCTACATATTCATAGCCCTGCTGTGTTAATCGATAAATAAAATCTTTTTCAAGTTCAGCTTCACTTTGATAGTCAGTGCTTTTTCTTTTTTCGGGAATGTACTTTGCTACAACAGTCGCTTCATTTGTCTCTGCTACTATGTTAAAGCTACTCATTTTTCTTCCTCCTTTCAGTCGGAACACCGGGCAACCTGACCTCGCCAGTTCCCACTGGCTAGCTTGCCCGTTAAAGCCCAT